GTTCCCGTGCCGCCGGGTCCGACTACGCCGTCAACCCCCGGCAACAAGTCGTTCCTCCTCATTGAGGGGGCCACGGGGATCTTCCTCGACGGTAAGAAGATTGCCTGACGGAGTGAGCCATGACCCCACGGGTCGCACTGATTCCGGCCGTCCTGCTCGGCCTCCTGCTGGCAATCCTGCCGGCGGGAGGCCAGTCGGACGTATTGGAACCACCGGACGCGGGATGGGAAAAACTCCGATTGAAGCTCAACCCCGAATTGCCCGCGTGGAGTCCCGCGTATGTCGTGGAACGGGTGGCCGAGCACGTATCGGTCATGCACAAGTATTTCACAGCCGACTTCCTCGCCGGTGGATCTGATCTGCGAACAGCAGAGAAGAAGGCAACGGAGGAGGTCGCCTACCTGCGATTCTTCGACCTGTCGGGCGTGCCGCGTAATCGCCTCCCTGAAGCCACTGCGTCCCTCCTCTTCACTTGCAACTCGGCCTCGGCCGGGCCAGTCGTCGAGCGACCCCGCGTAGTCCCGAATACGGACAACCGCCTCTACTGGATCGACCTGCGGTGGTACTGCTGGACGCCCGAAGTGTTCGAGAAGATCTCGGCCGAGGACCCTTACTTCCGCGAGCCCTTGATCCCGTCGGACAGCCGAGGTTTGGCATACACGAAAAGCATGATCGGCAACGGCGTCGTCCGGTCCGACTGGTTCGTCTACTACGTGGGCGACACCACCCAATTCCTGGCGTCGGCCGCGACTCAAGCTGACAACGCCTTCTACTACCAGCTCCTGTATTCGTACAGCACGGCCGAGAAGGAGGTCGAGACTGAGGTCGAGACTTCGACCGATGAGGCGTACGAAACCGGGCGGATGGTGGAGAAGATCTGGCCTGGTGGTCCCGATCTCAAGGGGACCGTGTTTCCGAAGGGCCACAAGTACATGGAGAAAGAGTACGCCACCCGGAAGGTCGTTCAGAAGACCAAGAAGACCGTCAAGCAGAAGATTGCCGGGACAGTCCCGAAGACGACGGACGAGTTCTTCAAGTTCTGGGGCGTGGACGAAAAGCAGGCTCGTAAACGGTACGCGGATCGCGGTGTTGTCGTCGACCAGGGCGAGAGCTACGTGTCGTACCAGAACCGCGTACTGCGACGCATTCAGGGGCCAGGGGGCGTGCTGTGGCAGACGTACGACGTATTCCGCACCGCCGGGGACCAGGACTTCCTGGAGACCCTACCCGTACCCCCGACGAAGTTCGATGCGGCCGAGATCATCTTCCAGGACATGAAGGGTGCCCAATACTACCTGCTCACCAACGGCGAGAACCAGCGTGTGGAGTTCGGCGACCCTCGCGTCGTACACGACACGATATCGGGCGAGAAGGGTATCGTGCTAACATGGAAGAGCTGCGTGGCGTGCCACGTCGAGGGCATCATCACCCCCAAGAACGAGGTAAGTGCGATCCTTCGCAGTGGTGTCAAGCTGAACGCCAACATTCAAACCAAGCAACAGATCCAGTCCTTCTACCTATCGAACATCCAGCGGCTGGTGCGGAACGACCAGGAAGCCTACAAGGACTTCATCAAAGAGTGCAACGGGCTGTCGGGTGACGAGAACGCCGAGCAGTTCAAGAAACACCGCCTGTGGTACATCGCCCCACTGAGCCTGGAGCAAGCCGCCCGTGAGTGCGGCAGCAATCCCCAAGAGTTTGCCGACGCTATATCGCTGTCGACCAAGGGCCGCATCGGTCGATTGATCCTCGACGGCAAGCCGATCCCCCGCACGACGTGGGAGAGGGGCGGATACCAGGAGGCGTTCCTCCTTTTGATGGAGTACCGCAAGGCCGTCCAGGCGGACCGCGAGCTGCGAGGGCTACCGCCCTTGTCCGTAGCCCCGTGACCAGGGATAATGCAACCCGCGTGTCCGCACGCACATATGGGAAGGAGTCCACATGTTCCGCACCGCAATCGCGGCCGTCGCACTGCTGCTCGTCGCGGCCGAGGCGAAGGCTCAAATCCGCTGCCAGACGTACTACCAGCCGACGTATCAGTCGAGCGGGTACAACTACTACACTGCCCCGGTCCAAAAGGTCGTCGCCCAAGAGGTGGTCGTCGCTCCCCTGGTCGTGACCGTCCCCGTTGTCAGCTACGCTGTCCCAATTCAGGCGTACGGGGCGACACACTACTACTCGGTCCACGACGCCTACCAGCAGCGGGCCGCGATCCGCGACGTGATCCGCGAAGAACTTCGCAACTATTTGGCCACCCAGGGGCAGCCCGTCGCTCCGGGGGCAACATATACGCCGCCCCCTGCCGTGGCCCCCGCTCCTATGATCCAACCGCCTGTGACCCAGTCGGGAGTCCGGACTGACCTTGGTATCGACGACAAGGGCGACCCCCAAGTGATCGCCGCGTTCGTGGGGACGTGCTACAAGTGCCACGGCGGCTCCATGGGGACCAAGGGCAACCTGCGGCTCCTGTACGAACAGAACGGCAACTACGCCCTCGCCAAACACGGCAAAGAGCGGAAGTGGATGATCTACGGGCAGGCGTCGACCGGCGTCATGCCGCCCGAGGCCGTCAATGACGGCAGCAAGGCCCTGAAACAGGAATACCTGCCGGCCTTGCTGAAGTGGACCGTTTCGCCGTAGAATACGGTCTCTGGAACCTACCGGCAGGCATGTGTGTCTGGATGGTAATCGCAGTTACAAGGAGGTTAGTTATGCGGACTCTCGCTTTGGCCACTCTGGCCCTTCTCTGCCTCGCCACCGACGCCTTCGGCCAGGTCACTGTCGTCAACAACCGTGGCCTCCTCGGCCGTCGGACCAATATCGTGCAGGTCGGCGGCGGCTTCATCGCTCCACAGCGGATCGTGGTCGCCCCCCAGCGGGTGATCGTCGCTCCTCAGCGGGTGATTGTCCCCCGGCAGCGTCTGCTCGTTGCCCCGGTGCACGTGCAGCAGGTGCGGGTGCAGCACGTGCAGCAGATCCAGCAGGTGCAGGTGCAGCACGTCCAACAGGTCGTGCAGGTGCAGCACGTGCAGCAGCAGCAACTCCTGGTTGGTCAACGCCTGCAACTGAACCAGCTGAACACGTACAGCTACACGCCGTACAACACCGTTCAGAACATTCAGTACGCTCCGCAGCAAGTGATTCAGGTGCCGGCGTACCAGTACGTGCAACCGGTGCAGGTCGTGCAGGCGGCTCCAGTTGTCCAGCCAGCCCCAATGGTAGCACCGGCTCCAATGGTCGCACCGGCTCCGGTGAAGGCCCCTGACGCCACTCCGTTGTCCGTTGTCGATCCTTGCCCGCCGCAGGTGCAGCAGGTCGTGCAGGCCCCGCAGTACGTTAGATACGTGCAGGCCCCGCAGTACATCGTGACGGCACCGCAACGGCAGTACATCGCCCAGTGCCACTGATTCGGTGACCTTGCGTACCCTGCCCGCAACGAGGGGTCAGCTCTGACGGGCTGACCCCTCATTCGTTAGAAACTGGCTTCTAACCATGACGCAGCCCTACACCTATCCGACGAACCAACTGGACAAGCCAGAGGCGTTGCTCGCTCTGGTCGGGACGTTCTGGGAGAACGTCTACCAGGGGTCGTTCCCCGTCCAAAGCTACCTCTACGCTCGCGGCCAGCTCGACGCCCAACTCTACCTCAACACCCTCGACCTACTGGCCTCCGTGAGTCGGTACACGGTCCCCGTATTCCGCAAGGAGAACTGGTACTTTCTAGAGCTGCTGGAGTCGCAGAGGAATCTATCGGACGCCAATCTGGCGAGGTACATCGGCACCCACGCCTACCAGCCGGGCGACCTCGAATACGGCATCCCTGTCGCCGGGTCGATGTTCAGTTGGAACGTGGACCCGCAGCTGGTCGATGTGCCGGCGATCACCAACCGCATCACCGACCCCAGCCTGACTTTCTTAAACGGGGTTGATTTCCTGCTTGAGAAAAATGCCAACAACGGGAAAACAAGTCTCACGTTCCGCGACGACCCGTTCGCCGACCCGCTGACCCCGATCCGGACGCTGCTCAAGGACAACAAAGTCATTGACCGTCAGGCTGGGCTGTGGATCTACCGGGGCGAACTCGACCTCAATACCGTGTACGAGCAGTTCGGTTACGCCCTCGGCGTCCACCTGTCCTCGTCCGAGGGCTACCGGGAACTGATTAACGCCGTCTTTGATGGCCTGATCGACGGCGGCTCGTCGTTGTCTCTCGACCGCCTGTTCGCGACCGTGGCGGGCGTGGATTTGGCCCACGGCACCGAGGTCGTTGAGGACATTGTTTACGAGCCGAACACAACCCTCGTCATCACCGACAAGTTCGTTTACCGATTCAACCCCCGGTCGACGATCGTTCCCGCCGTGGGCGACACCATCCGCAAGGGCGACAGCCTGTCGGACGCCTTGACGGTGTTCGAGTTCAACCGAGGCCAGCTGCCCCCCGACCTGCGGGCACTCGCGGTCGGCGAGGGACTGCTCGGGTCCGGGTACTTCCAAGACCTCGTGTTTGAGAACAAAGTAGTACCCCTGGTCGTCGAAGAGGACGTCGACGGGTACACCAAGGTATCGTTCGAGGTGGGTGGCGTGCCGGCCGACGCTGAAGCCTTCTGGGCCGACGTGCACCGAAACGGCGTGGCCTCCGGGCAGACGTTGGCGATGCTCCTGGACCAGCGGCCGGCGTCCGCTCGGACCAGTCAGCCGACCGCGATGGCCCTGCCCGCGACCGTCAACCCGCTGGGCTTCCTGACGAGTAACCTCTTCCGCGACAACCTGTTTGTCGTTAAGCTGCGGACCGCGTCGTTCGGTCCCGGTGCGTTGGGCATGTCGGTCGCGACCTTGGCCCGCCGCCTCGTGCCCCCTGGGCAGTGCTGCGTCGTGCTGGTGGAATTGGTTTTTCAAGACGACCCGGTTACACTGGACGCACCAGGGGATGACTTGCGACCGGGGTTCACCGAGTCCGTCAAAACATTCACCGGCACGGCGTACCAAGAGTCGCTGCCCTACACCCTCATCCGTGAGAGCGTGCGGGTACGATACCACAGCGGGCAGTGCCTGTAAGGAAGGGATTCCATGACCGAGACACTGCCGCTGCCTCGTGGCCGGGTGAAGGCCCACCACGTCCCCGCCATGATGGTGATCCCCTGTGGCCGGGCCATCGGCAAGAGCACCACCTTCGTCGGTGCTATCCGCAAGAACTGGGAGCCGATCACCGACTGGAAATCGAACTTGGTTCTACGGGAGTGGGCAGCGATCGGTGCTCAGCTGCTGGCATCCGGCCGTCGCGAGTACCGCATCGGCACCATGTACATCGAGTACGCCAACGTCGCTCTGCCTGGCGACCCGGCCCCTATCCCGACGTTCGACCGCAACCCGGCCTCGGGCGTGACGTACTACAACGCCCTCATCACCAACCCCGCCAACGACTACCTGCGGGTGCCGATCATCGCGGCCCCGGTCGACACGTCCGACCCGGTGTTGTACCCGAAGGGCAACCTGGTCACCTTCTTTGCCCAGACGCAAGGCACCGTCGGCGTCCACAGCAAGCCGTTCGGCGACGTGTACAACTCGACGGTCATCGGTGCGGCCCTGGTTGCGACCCCGAACCCGGACGATGCGACCGAGGACCTGGTCCTTAGCCGGTTCTACTTTGACGTACCGGAGCAGAAGCCCAAACTGCCGACCGGGCAGATCGGCCTTGAATGGGAACTCACACTCCAGTGAAAGAGGGGGGTCAAGGATGGCCTTCAAGGACCAGCTGCAACTCATCAAGCGGGGCGACCCGGTTATCGAGGGCAGTGTTAATGACCCGCTCGTGCAGCTCAACCAGAACGTACGCTACCTGTACGACCTGATCAAAGCAGCCACGATCGGGTCGACGATCTTCGCCCGCCAGGTCACCGTCGAGCCCGGTGCCGTCCCCGGCATGCCGGTCTACTACAACCCGGCGACTCAGCGGTTCGAGCGGGCGGTCACGTCCCTGGAGACGGACCTCTCCAGCGGCGTCCTCCGGACGTCCCCGAGCACGAACGTGTGGGGCGTCATCTACGAGAAGTTCGACACCACCCTCGCCGACCTCCTGCTCTACGGCTACGCCCCCTTGGACCTGACCCTGGCCGTCGACGGCCCGGTGGTCGCGGGCGTGTACTTCCTGTCGGGCGTCACGCCGGGCAAGATGAACGTCAACCGCCCGCCCGTCGCCGTGCCGGTACTCCGGTCCGACGGCAACGGCATGGTGTTCGTAACGCCGACGCTGGTCGACTTCTTCGACCGGCACATCCACTACCACTTCGGCCTGTACTGCCAGCCGGCTGGCGATACGATGCCACCTGCCCCCGGTGGGCGGCACATCATCACCAACCCTGATCCGAATCTGGTCGGCTGGTTGCCCGCCAATCACGCGGTCTTCAACGGACTAGCCCCTCCAGGGGCCGTGTTCGGGTACAACATCAAAGCTCACCAACAGCTCAACGCCGCATGGCCTCCCCTGCCGGCTCAGAACTCCTACCTGGAATGGAACCGGGGCGACAACGTCATCTTGAGCGGCACCCCCCTCCCCTTCGGCGGCGGCGTACCACTCGGGGCCGGCGGCATGGCGATCATTGACCGCAACGGCCTGTGGTGGTTGACGGACTGCAACGGCGATTGCCCGTGGCCGGCGACCCTCGACACGGCCTTCCCGAACGTGTCGTCGCAGAGCCTGGGCGAGTGCCCGTACACTCCGGACATGCGGATGGACCTTTGGTTCACCCGAATCAACTTCGCCACGGACACGACGGCGGTCACCAGCCTGCGGTCGATCGACCCCCGCATCAAGGTACTCTGTCTTCAGACGGGGTTGCCCGCCACGGCCGGCGACCTCGAACTCATGTTGGACTTCAGCTTCCTCATTCAGAACGATACGGCCGTCGGGTCGCTGGCGTTCAAGGAGCTAACGGGAAACCAGTTCCGGCGTGGTCGTGTGGTGGAGGGCCTGCTTAAAGGCTCTCCGAATGTCGTGCTATCGTCTCCGGTTACGCGACCAGTGGACCCAAATAATCCCCTGTCGGCGACGCTCTATCAGGACATCGTCACAGTCGCAGTGACGCCCCAGAACACGCTGGAACTGGATACACAGCTGGTCAGGCTCGACAGTGTGACCGAGGAGTATTACCAGAACCTCATGTACCTGGGGTTCGGGGCCACGGAGCAGACCAGCCTCCGGGCCAAAATCCACGTGCCCTACGACCTGGTCGTCCCCAACCCGATGCTGTCCCTTCGGTTCCGGGTGCTCGGTCGTAACATCGGCACGACACCGCAGATGACCGTAACGGCCCGTCGCGTGCCGCGACCCTCGACGCCTCTGGCTACCTTGGTGCCCTTGCCGCTCTTAGCCACGGAGTTCCCGATCACGATCAACTTCCAGACGACCTTGGTCACCGCCAACCTGTGCTACGAGGCCGAGTCACTGCCGTTTGCCATCGCCCCCGGTGACATCGTCTTCTTCAGCATCACCCGAAACGCCCCCGACGGCTACAACGGTGAGATCGGGTTGTTGCAGCTGGTTGGTGCCGTCAGCGGAGCGTAATTCGACTAGGAGGCACGGATGCCACTCGGTGCGTGGAACCTGGAATGGCTGAACCTCAACAGCCAGAGAAACTACCCGATCGCGGAAGACGCCACCGGCGTCTCCACGACCGGCGACTTCGCTATTCCCGACGACTTCATCGTCGAACTGGATCTGGCTGTCCACGCCGGCCTTGACGTCGCCCCCGGTCAGTTCTTCGTCCTCCACATCGGTGCCTATGCGACCGGGTACTCGGTCGTGATCGGCTACCAGCCAGTCGACTTGTCGGCCCCGATCCCCGTGGCAACGGCTTTGATCGCCCGTCCGCTTCACACCCGCAACAAGGTCTACGCCCTTGGCGGCGTCGCCCCATTCGACGACACGGTCGGCAAGATCGTCATCGGCCGACTCGAAGCCATCGACGACCAACCCCCCGGCTTCCATACGTTCGACCTGGACGGAGGTCGTCTCGATCCTGATGCCATTCGCCCGATCATTCGCGGCGTCAGCTCCATCGTCCTTAGCAACCGGGGCCAGTTGTCACCCCCGCTATACGGCGACATCGAGCTAGTCGCGGGCACGAACATCCAACTGGTGCCCATCTTCGTATCCGGCCAAGACCCCAAGATCCGCATCAACGCCATCTCCGGCGAGGGCACCATTGACGAGTGCGTCTGCACCGGGGAAGATCAGACCTCGCTGCCCATCAAGTCGATCGACGGCATCGGTCCGACGGCAGCCGGGGACTTCACGATCATCGGCAACAGCTGCCTGGAAGTGAGGCCGATCGCCAACGGCATCCAGCTCGTCGACACGTGCTCCCAGCCGTGCTGCGGATGCCCGGAGCTGGAGACCATCACCCGAGACCTCGAACGGTTGCAGGCCGAGGCCCTGAGCGTCGGTGAATTCGTGAACCGCCTGGACACCGCAATCAGCACGTTCGATTCCATCGTCCTGGGCAGTCGCCTGGGCGACCGTTCCTGTATCACCTGTTGAGGAGAAGACCATGGCCAACGCTTTGTTTGAAAAGGGCAGGCAGAAATTTCTCGAAGGGAGCATTCTGTGGCTGACCGATAACATCAAGTGCATCTTGGTGAACGGTTACACCGTGAACCTGTCGTTGCATGAGTTCCTGTCCGACGTTCCCGGCGGCAACATCACAGCGACCTCGCCGAATCTCGCCACCAAGACCTCCACGGGCGGTGTGGCCGACGCGGCGGACGTCACGTTCTCGGCCGTCGTGGGTCCGGCGTCGCAGCAGGTGATCATCTACAAGGATACCGGCAGTGCCGCGACGAGTCCGTTGATCGCCTACATCGACACGGCCCTGGGCCTGCCCGTGACGCCGGGCGGCGGTGACATCATCGTGCAATGGGATAACGGTGCGAACCGCATCTTCAAGCTGTAAGGCCCACTCGTGGCAGACTTCATCGACCTTAGCGGAGAAGCTATTGGCTCCGGCGAGGCTCTCGGTTCGCCGGGAGCCGTGCTGAAGCTGACGGTGACCGGCATTGCCTCCGGGGAGATGTTCGGCTCCCACGAGTTGGACCGCATCATCGTCCCGGTCCAAATCGGCGGCGGCGTCGTTTTCGGCATCCCACATCTGATCGCGTCGGTTATCCAGCTCATCACCGGCATACCGTCGCAGGAGGCGTTTGGGACGCCGACCCTCCCCGACAACATCCACCCGACCAGCATCGACTCCGGTGAAGCGATCGGCTATGCCAGTGTCGGCAAGGGCATCAACCCGGCCGGCATCGTGTCCTCAGAGGCGGTGGGGTCGCCGACGCTCACCGGCCCGCGAATTATTCCGGTCGACATCCCGTCCGAGGAAGCGTTCGGCACGCCGAACATCAACGCCCCGGTCATCGACGTCGCCGGACAAGGGATCGCATCCGCAGCAGTGTTCGGCACGCCCAGCCTGCTGTGGACGATCCAGCCGTCGCCGATCGTCAGCCGCGAGCAGTTCGGCATCATCTCGATCGCCAACAGCTTCCTCCAGCCCACCGGCATTGCGTCGGTCGAAGCATTCGGATCGCACTCAGTCGCCTTCGGCATCAAGCCGCCAGCCATCGCGTCGGCCGGGGCCATCGGCGTCCCGTCCTTGGGTCGACCGATCTACCCGACCGGCATCCCCACTGAGGAGGTGTTCGGGACGCCGAAGCTCGCGGACGGCATCCGGCCGTCGGGTATCCCAACCGAGGAGGCGTTCGGCACCCCGTCACTTGCCCGCCTCATCCGCCCGACCGGGTTCCGCTCAGACGCGGTCGGACGTCCGAACATCGCCCGTGTTGTCAACCCGGCCGGTATCACGTCGGCCGAGGCACTCGGCACGCCACGACTGGGCACCGGCGTTCGCCCTGTCGGCATCCCCACTGACGAGTCGTTCGGCGTCGGACAGATCGACCAGCGGATCTTGATGACGGGCATCCCGTCGGCTGAGAAATTCGGGCGGATCTCGATCTGTGTCACGAACTATGACTTGCGTGGTCGCCAACCGACCACGGTCAACGCCTCGCAGGGGATGGGCCACGACTACCCTTTGGTGGCCCCGTCGGACGACATCCAGCTCCTGTTCAGCGACTTCTACCTGTCGTACCCAGACCAGGGCTGTCAGTTCACGTACCCACTCTTCCTCGACTGGCTGTACGGCTTCGGCTGCCGACTCAACGACGAAATCCCCGGCTTCCCCGAGCCGACCCATCGGCGGGATCTGATCGTCGTCGACGCTCTCGGTAACCGCGTGTTTGACAGCACCCTGGCCGAGTCCTACGTCGAACGGCCGTGGGGTGATCGCCTGCTCATCTGCGAGTGGCACCACGGCGACACCGTCTGCCGGATTGTGCAACACACGGCGTGGCCGTCGGATGGAACGTCGACCCGCGACTACGACGTGTTCATCCAACCCGTCAACAGCGAGCTGGATAGCCGGACGTATGAGCGGCTGCCGCCTCGGGTGCGGAGCCTGCAATTGGGCCTCGACCGGTTCGACCACAACGTCCAACTCACTGACGGGTACAACGTCACCCTCACCTACGCCGCGACGACCAGGGTGGACGGCGGCAGGTTCGTGACACGGGCCACCATCGACGCGACGCCCGGCAGCGGGCAAGGCCGCTCGCCCGGCTGCGAGTCCGTCGAGCCGATCCTGCGGCGAATCAACACCATCAAGCCGACAGACAGCGGCAACTTCACGATCGACGCGACCGATTGTTACCGCATCCAGATGCCCTTGAAGATCAACGCTGGCCCGCCCCGGACGGCCTCGTTCTTCAGCGACACGCTGACACCGGAGCAGGCCGCGTCCGCCATCCGCCTCGACAACGATTGCAAGCCGTGCTGTGAGTGCGATGACTACGCCCGCGTGTACAAGGGTCTGCGGCACGTGTGGTTCACTTGGCTCGATGTCGCCCAGCACGGAGAACGGGTCAGGGACCTGTACGAGAAGGACAAGGTGCGGTGGTTGGAGCAGTACCAGTGCCGGCTCGAACACCCCGTTAAACTCATCGGCTTCACGGAGAAGCAGTGCAACGGACAGTTCGCGGGCACCTACTGCAACTTCTCGGTATGCTGTCTCCAGGAGACCGAGCTTCGGTTCACGGCCCAGCTGTTTGACGGAGTCACACCGATCCCGTCGGGCACCATTCAGGCCACCATCAGTGAGAGCTTCGTCACCGGGTCGCCGTGGGTCGGTCGCGAGCCGTACGCGATGGGCGGGGAGTTCCCGGTCTACAAGGCCACGATCCCCCAGATGGACCCGCAATCGAACGCCTCCGTACAGTTCCGTGTTTGCACGAAGGGGTGCAACCCGAACTGGTCCCTCAAGATGACTATGACGGCACACGCACCCGACCCGCTCCCCAACGACGCCGGCGTGTCGTGCCCGGTTCCGGTCGTCGCAGTTCCGGCCGACGTTTCGGCCCTGTGGACCGACTCGCCGTCGCCGGTCCGTGGGTTCATCCAGAAAACCATACCCCTCAACCCCGTGGCACGGACTTACCCGTGCGGTGACTGCTGATGGGTGTCATTAACGAGAACTGGTACACGCGAAACGAGGGCACGCCGTACCCCGTCGACGAGTCCGCGTCCAACGTCGATGACGCCGGCAAGTATCTGCCGTCCGACATCCTCGCCGACCTCTCCATTCGCTACCCTCGCGACCTGGGTCCGTACCCGTTCCTCGCGGCCGTGTCGGTGACCGCCAACCTGGTTACACTCGTCTTCGAGGTCGCCGACAACCCCGTCATGCCCACCCGGTTCACGCCTCTGTGTGTGGTGACCGTCCCTCAGCCTGTTCCCATCCACTCTCACGTCGCCGTGCAGGCCCAGGTCGACGGCGTCGGCGGCTGGATCGTCTTCGGTCAGGGGGCACTCGATCAGGTCGGCTACCGTGGGCGGTTCTCATCCCCCCAGCAATCTTTGCTGACCCCCCGGTCCTGCCGGGGATACGCCAAGCTACCCGTTACAGGCGTCCGCACGCTCGGCCTCGCCGCAGACCTAACGGACATCGTGCAACTGTCGGCCGACTCGCCGCTAGAGATCGTCAAAGAGGCCAGGGAGATCGACAATGTTCTCCGAGACGTGATCGTCGTCCGGCTGGTGACTAACGACCAGGCCGCGTCCTCCAGTACCGCGACAACCGGCACCCTATCGAACACCAGCACGTTTGCCGACTTTGCCGGGCCGTGCAGCGGGCGACCGGAGTCCGCTACCTGCGGCGACCCGCAGCCGATCCAGTCCGTCAACACCGTGGGACCCGACTGCACCGGAATGATCACCCTGGACTTCCGGGGCTGCTCGATCTTGTCGCAAATCGCCGAAGCGTGCGGCATCGCCATCGACTGCAACCTCGGCCTGTCTGCCGCGTGCCCGCCCAAGTACCTGCCGAACGAGGACGGCCTGCTTCCGTTCGAGGTGCCTCCGGCGAACGTGCCCGTGCCGCCACCCGTGCCGGTGGTGCCGGTGGTGCCGCCGCCCGCCGAATCAGTCGTCATCATCGGCTCCTTGCCATACACCGAATGCTTCGACGAGGAGTTCGGCCTGTACTTCCAGGAGCTGTCCGGGACATGGGGCTTCTCGACGACGGATACCCCGGACGAGCTACTCTACTGCCCGGCGGACCTGGACAACCCGTACTCCCTGGTCTACCCGCACGCGAGCTACCAGGCCCAGGACGCCTCACGGGAGAACGTCACCCTGTGGCGAGGGTTCGACACGACCACGATCGGTCGCCGCGTGGTCACCACACTGAAGATGCAAGACGGCCCGAGCGGCTCCCGGTCTAACGGCGGTGTCGTTATCAACTACCGGCCGCATACGACTGTTGCCGGGTTGTTTGAATACTTTGTTGCTTCCCTTGACGTCGACACCCAGCAGCTGAAGCTCGAACGGTTCAATGGGTCCGTGTACCTGCCCGTTGCGTCGCTCGATTTGCCCGGACTGGTTCGGGAGAAGTGGTATCGCGTGAGCGTGAAAGTGTCCCCTGGCCTCTACGCGGGGCAAGCCGGCATCACAACGCAGGTTACCGAGATCGGCGGTGTCGTCGCCGCAACCCTTGGGCCGGTGACCACCAACAGCTACGGGACGTCGGACGGAGTGTTCGGGTTCCACGCTAACCGGTCGATCACCAGCTTTTCCTACTTCCACGTGGAGGTCGCACCGTAATGCCGGAACGTGTCCTCTACCCCCAGTGGCGGAAGCAGAACGAGACGACGAAGTACCCGTTCGGTGACGACTCCGCACTCATCAACGATGCCGGCTTCGCGATCATCGAAGGCACGTTCCTGGACGCCGCCCTCTACCCGATTGGCGGCGGCGTCGGCCTGTACATCTCGTCCGTCACGGTCGACCACCAGTCCGTGACCGTGATCATCGGCGACCTGGACAACCCGGCCATCGCGTCGGCGACGTTCCCTCTCATTAACCCACCAAACCTGGTGAGCCTGGTGGACGGGTTCGGTCGACCGGCCGGCGTCTTGGTGAGCGAGACCGCCCGCCTCGGCATTTTCCAATCGTGGTCGATCGGCACGCAGGAGTTCTTGGCGACCGAGACCGGGTTCGCCGCCACGGTCTGCTTCCCGACGCCCGAGACCGGTGTCCGGGGGTTTCAGCTCCCCGACGGGACAGTCATGACGGGGGACGTGTGGATCGTCGGCGAGGACGGTGTGGTGCTCACCGAGGAGACCGTCGCCCTACCTCCGGTGTGCGGCGTCACGGGGTCGGCACGGGTCATCCGCGTGGACATCGTTGGCGACCCGCTGTTTCGCCGCCGCCTGTGCACCCCGCACTCACTGTTCAAGACGCCACGGTTCATTCAGAAGGTCCGGGTGGTGGCGAAGAATACGCAGTTCATCTGCGGACCGGACGCCAACGGCGAACTAAAGATGACGGTCATTAACGATCTGGCCCCGGACACTGTCCTTCGCGTGCGGGCGGTCGATGGCGGTATGATCATCGAAGCTGTCGGGTCGCCCTCGTCCGGCTAAAAGCCAGTTTCTAGGAGTCATCGTGGCCCGCCCCGGCTTCTACAACGAGAACCGCAACCGTGCGTTCCCGTTCTTGCTCGGCACCGTCAACTCGCAGGTCCTCGGGCCGGCGACGCTGCGGCACCTGCCCAACTCTGTCGTCGTCGACGCCGGGTTCATTGTCGGCAACAATGCCGGGTTCATCACGGACGTCAACAAGATTTACCTGGCCCGCGTCCGACGGACCGGCTCCGCGTTCCGCTTCGAGTTCGGCTCGGACGCGGCCAACCTGGTCGGCACCAAGCTCGTGTTTGTCCGCTTCCTCGGCGACAACGGATACCTAGCGGAGCACGTCGACGAGTGGGAGGTGCACCTGACCAGCCAGTCGGCCGGACCGTGCGACGAACCCCTCTGGTCCGGGTACATGGTTTCGGGGAGAATCGACGATCTGGTAGCACTGCTTCCGACCGACGGCTCACTGGAGCGGCAGGCCGATGACGCCACCGTCGAGCCGGCGTTGATCCAGAACCTGGCTCACACTTACGTACGCGGCGTGAGTCTGGCCAACGGCGACCGGACCCGAGTTGTGGCCCCCGAGGGCTGCCCGCCGGTCACCTGGCCGTTCCCGACAGGCGTAATCTATCCTGGAGCACGGTGCATCCAGGGCGACATCCTCTTTAAGCCGGGGTACAACTGTTCGATTTACCAGGACGCCGCGAACAACGGCCTGGTGTTTCGGGCCGTGCCCGGTGCGGGAGATGGGCAGCCGTGTGTCGAGACCCCGGTGTTCGCCGGGGAGCAGCCGCCGGACGACAGTAGCCTCTACGCGGGCGGGCCGACATGTAACGAGACGCTGCGGTCGATCAACGGGCAAGGTGGGCCGAATTTCACAATCACCCCAGGACAAGGGGTGTCGATTCAGCCCGATCCGGACAACAACACGCTGGTGATTGACGTCAGCATGGTGGGGTTGCAATCGTGCAACGGAGTGTCGCAGGTGTCTGAGAGCATCTGATGGCAGGACGACAACAAAGAGTCAAGGATGGCAGACCCGGTCTTCAATACGCACAAGTGCGTAATCGAGCCGATTCACCCGGTCCCGAACGAGCACATGCTCACGGACCCGAGTGTACCCGCACCTCCTCCGGACATCCCTGACTGCCCGGCCGAAATCCCGACGCCGGTGCCCGAGCCGCCGCCGTGCCCCGGCATCCCGGCCACAAACATCGTCGCAACTAAGACCGTGTCGACCTGCCAATCGACCGGCAGCTTCACGTTCCAAATCGTCCCACTGGATTGCTGTAACTTCGACTTTAACCTCGACATCGACTTCCCGTGCCCGACCCTGCTATTGAAGGGCCAGGCACCGCCGTGCACCGGCGGCTCCATGGTCCTCGACGGTCTCGCCGAGGGACAGGCGGTCCAGCTGCCTCCGGGCCAGACGCCAAACTTCCGCTTCATCCTCACTGTTGGCCCCGATTGCTCGTTCGACTTTGACTTTGAGATCGACTTCCCGTGTCCTCAGATCTGCATCTGCGGTCAGTGCCCCTCCAACGGCGGCTCGGTCACCTGCGGGGCCGGCAAGGCGATCCAGAAGGGGCCTGGGTCCAAGCCTGAGTTCCGCTTGACGCTGACCGTCGGAGCGGACTGTTCGTTCGACTTCGACCTGGAGATCGACTTCCCCTGCCCGCTCATCCTACTCAACGGCAGGCCCGGTCCCACGGTCCTATCGGGCCAGGGCGACGGCAAAGTCAACTACCTGGCCCCCGGCTTGCCGCCGGACTTCACATTAACCCTCACGTCGAACAGCGATTGCTCGTTTGACTTCGATTTCGAGATCGACTTCCCCTGCCCCCTGTTGCAGGTCAACTCAACGACAGTTGGTTACCTGCCACCCGGTTCGCCGCCCACACTGGCGTTCCTGATCGTCCCGACGGCGGACTGTACGTGGGGCTTCACGATCGACATCGGGTTCCCGTGTCCGCTGCTACGGACCGGCACCGTACTCACGCGATACCTCGGTCCGGGGTCGCAGCCGGTGTTCGTCCTGAACATCATCCCGCTGCCCGACTGTACGTGGGAATTCAACGTCGACATCGCATTCCCGTGCCCGACGTTCGTCGTTCTGCCGTCCACGGTCCGAGTGCTGCCGCCGGGGGGAATCCCTCGCGTCCTGCTCACCATCGACGGCCGTGACGACTGCACGTTCGATGTATCGGTCGATGTCGACTTCCCGTGTCCGACCCTGCAACTCGCCGGTGTGGCCGTCAGCCGTCAGGCCCCCGGCGGTCCCGGCCTGTTCCTCGTCAACATCGCCCCGGCTGCGAACTGCACCTGGAACTTCACGTACACGGTCCAGTTCCCGAGCCCCGTCGTCGTCGCTGGCATCCCCATTGTGTTCCAGCGACCACCCGGCTTCGGCCCGATCGTCATCCTGACGGTCACGAACCCGGCGGTCTGGCTGTTCCGTGTCGACTTGACGATCGGGTTCCCGTGCCCGTTCGTCGGTGGACCGCCGCCGGTCGTCAACTACCTGCCGTCCGGGTTTCCCCCGTTCGTCCAGTTCATCATCACGAACAACGCGAACTGCTCGTTCGACTTCTTCCTGCGGATCGACTTCCCGTGCCCTCGATTACGCACGCTACCGCCGCTGGTCCGGTGGCTTCCCGCCGGGCAGTTCCCGAGCGTGGTGTTCACGATCACCAGCAGTCCGGGCTGCATCTTCGACTTCTTCCTCAACGTCAACTTTCCGTGCCCGTCGATCATCCTCAACTACCCGCTGTGGTTCCTACAACCGCCGGGCGGGTTCGGTCTGGTCAGCTGGAACGTCGAGATCACGGACTGCGAGTTCACGTTCAAGCTGCGGGTCGCCTTTCCGATCCCGGACATCATCCTCCGGAACCCGACGTGGCGGTACGAGTGCAACCTGAAGCCTCGTGTTCAGTGGGCCGTCGGGTACGTCCAGAATGAGTTTGAACTCGACTTGAACGTCGACTTCCCGTGCCCGGACATTACGCCTAAGCTCTACATCCTCGTCACCGGGCCGTGCTCCCGGCCGCAGGGCAACTTCCAAATCATCTGCAACGACGACTGCAAGTTCGATCTCGAACTGAACCTGTTCCTGCCGGGGCCGTGTAACTGGATCTTCGACTCCGTTGTGACGACCAGGACCGGTCCCGTACCGGCGGCGACGTTTAAGGTCTCCGTTGTTGAGTGCTGTCGCTGGAAGTTCGAGCTGGACATTACGTTCCCGCCGGGCTGCCCGTGCACGGGCAGCGGAGCACTCGCACTCAAGGGCACCGTGGGGACCATCTGATGTCAGCACAGAACGTACTTGCGAACCTCAACGAACTCGGCGTCCGCGTGTGGCGAAGCGGGGAGAACATCAGGTTCTACCCCGCCGAGCTGGTCCCGGAGCCTCTGCTGGACGCCCTCAAGGTGTATAAGGCCGACCTGCTCGGACTCCTCAGTACCGAGGGTGGCGAGGGCGAGTTGCCGCCGCCGCTCTCGCTTAAAGCTGCCGACGTGCCGGTCGCGGTCGTCATCGGCAGCTACAACATGCCGTCCGCCGTCGAACTTCAGATCCGCCTGGTCCGGCACCATTGCGGGCCGGACACCCCGATACTCATTGCGGACGACAACAGCGACGGGATGATGGACCGCACGGGCGACACGGCCTACGACCGCCTGGAGTGGCTCCAGCACCGCTACCCGAACGTGGTCATGTGGCCGAGCGTCCAACGTGTCGGGCACTCCGGCGGTGACCTGTCGGCCCTGTGGAAGGGGTTGCAATGGGCCAAGGCAACCCAGGTCAAGGTCTTGGCCAAGCTGTCCCAGCGGTTCATGATCGACAGGACCAACTGGCTCCAGGACGGGGCCAGGCTGCTCGCGGAGTCGGGTCGCCCGCTCGCCAGCAACGCCTGCATGAGCACGGGCTTCCCACTGCGGACTGAGGCCATGTTGCTCGACGTCGCCGCATGGACGCAGCCGGGACTCATCGCCGACCTGTGCCCACGGCCGATCACGATCGCGGCCGAGCAGGCCCTGATCGAGGAGGTCTGGACAAAACTGGGCGGAACCTTCATGGTGTGGGAGCTACTCGGGCTGGGCCGTGCCGTCTGGCACCCCGACACGTACTGGCACGAGGTGACGAGTCTCGGCGAGTACCACAACCTTGCCGACAAGCACCGCATGCCACTGCGAGAGGACTTCCACGTCGAGCCGTGGCGTAGTCGACCGGGTTATATTGGGGGATGACCGTGTACGAGAACCTTCAGTGGTGCGTTAAAAACATTCCGAAGGCATGGCACGACCTGATCGCCCAGCAGTGGACGCCGCCGCCGGACAGCGACCTGTTCGCGTGGCGGGCCAACTTCCTGCGGGGCACCGAGGCCACCGCCAAGATCCGAGAACTCTTCACCGGGGACGCCCCGGCGTCCGTCGTCAGCCTTGGCGACTCGGACATCATCCCCGCTTGCCCCGAGGCGTTGCTCGACGTGCCCGACCTGAACCCCCACCTGGTCGTCCATGCCCTACGGTGTGCCGGGTCGACGGTCGAGGACTCTTACATCCTGCGGCACAACATCCGCGAGGCGATGGCCAACTCGCCGGTCTACCTGCTCATGTACTGGTGGGTCCCGGTCGAGATGGCCCAGGCCCAGATCTTCAAGCGGATGGGGTTCAACCTGACCGACCTCGGCAAGCCGAAGATCGACGTCAACGCCTGCTACAGCATGAACACGCACGGCAACTTCTTCCCGTGCTTCGACGGCAAGCGGGTCCTGGTCGTCGGCGGGATGTCGGAGAAGGTGTCTCGGGTGCTGGCCGACCCGGCGTTCCAGGAGCGGCACCGCCGGTGCGGCATCGAGAAGGGGTACACGGTCGTCGGCTTCGTCGACACGCCCAAGCGGTGGGAGGTGCCCAAGTGGTCACGCCTGCCCGCCGTCTACGCCGCGATCGACAAGTTCGAGGGGCAGTACGACTTCGCCCTGGTCAGCGGCGGCACGATGGCGTTACTGTATTGCGAGCACATACGGAAACGCGGTAAGCAGGCGTTCGACTACGGGGCGATCGAGCGTCAGCTCCTCGGAGAGAAGCACAGCATCGGCGGCGTCCAGTTCGACGTGCCGGAGAACAACTTCTACTATGACGGGCCTAAAGCGAAGTGAACCATGAGCCATCGCGTCAGCGTTGTAGTTCCGTGCCACAACTACGGTCACTACCTGGGGGAATGCCTTGACAGCATCTTCCACCAAATACGCCCGCCCGACGAGATCATCGTCGTCGACGACGACTCCACGGACAAGACCGTCAAGGTCGTCACGCGGTATCCGTCCGTCCGCTACCTGAAGGTCAGGTACAACCACCCCCTGCCGACGCGGCTGGCGGGAATCAAGACGGCTCGGGGCGACCTCGTCGTCTGCGTCGACGCCGACGACAAACTGTCCCCGGCGTACATCGACTACGCCCTGCCGTACTTCGCCGACCCCAAGGTCGGCATCGTCTACTCCGACCTCGCCCACTTCGGCGATCAGTCGGACGTGACCTCCTTCCCCGACACGGCCACGGCGGACTACCTGGCTCGGGAGAACTGCATCCACTGCGGCCCGGTCGTTCGCAAGATCGCGTACAGCGTGGCGGATGTGTACTCCATACCCGTACTCCCCCACGCCCACGAGGATTGGCTCCTGTGGCGGCGGATCGTCGCGGCCGGGTACGACGCCGTGAAGATGGCGGCTGCGTACCGCTACCGCAAGCACGGGAGTAGCCTCGTGAACAAGCGAAACGACCACTCTTTCTTCCGCCGGGCCGCGTTGTCCCTGGAGAAGGTGACACTGTTCATCCCGATGTCCGGTCGGTTCGACTGCTGGGCCAAACTGAGCACGTACCTCGAACGGCAGACGTGGCCCCACGACCAGGTCAAGCTCGTCATCCTCGATACGACCAGCACGTGCGACAGCAGCGGGTTCTCCTACGCCGTGCAGAGCTGGCTGGCGAAGTCGGACTACGCCGACTACCGGTACATCAACCAGCGAGTCGGCGAGCCCGGCCTCGCGGACGCCGACCGGATGGATCAAGCCGTACTGCGGGCCACCAACCGGGCGATGGCCAAGATTTACAACCTGTTCGCCCGCAACCTGACGACGGACTACGCCTGGGTGCTAGAGGACGACGTCATCCCCCCGGACGACGCCCTGCTGCGGCTCTTCTACGCCATGGACGAGAAGACCGCCAGCGTGTCCGGGGCCTACGCCCACCGCTACCGCGAGGGCTTCGTTGCCTGGGTGTCCCGCCCGGACGTAATCATCAAGACCCCCGGCACGGGCGTCGTCAAGGTGGCGGGCAATGGCTTCGGCTGCGTCCTGCTGCGGAGCAGCGTCGTCCGCAACTTCGTGTTCTCCGAGCAGGAGTGCTACGACACCCACTTCTACGGGCAACTCAAGGACGCCGCCAAGCTCGACTGGGGCGTGACGTGCGACCACCTGTCGGCGATGGCCCTGGTGCCTACCGTCTCCGGGTACGTGTCGCAGGAGGAGTTCGACGAAGACTACTATCTGACGAAGCACCTGGACGTGCTCTACAGTGTCCAGAAGGGTGAGGTGGGCAGCGGGTACGAGCACTTCCGCCGCTGGGGGCAGGCGGAAGGCCGGACGGCACGCAAACTGGAGGAGAAGCGTGCAAACGCTGATTCTAAGACACAAGTTTGCACTGGGTGACACCGTCCTCGTGACGGCCCTGGTGCGGGACATCCAGCTGGCGTACCCGAACCAGTACCGGCTCATGGTCGACACACACTGGACGCCGGTGTGGTGGAACAACTCCCGCGTCGTGCCCCTGGACTTCACGGTCAAGAACCAACGGGTCATCGAGCTGTCCTACAAGGACGGCATCCAGGAAGCGAACAACCGGGAGAAGGTTCACTTCCTGGCGTGGTTCCATCGCGACTTCGAGCTGAAGACCGGCATCCGCGTACCCGTCACGGCCCCCAAAGGCGAGCTGTTCTTGGCCGAGACCGAGAAGCAGCCTCTCGTCAAAGGACGGTACTGGGTCATTTTGTCGGGTGGCAAGCTCGACATCACCACCAAACACTGGCACGTTGACCGCTACCAGCAGGTCATCGACACGCTGGCCCATCAGGGCGTCCAGTTCGTCCAGGCCGGGGCGACCCACCAACACCACGTCCACCCTCCGCTGGCCGGAGCCCTCAACGCCGTGGGCCGGACCGAGAACGTCAGGGACCTACTCTCGCTGATCGCCAACGCCGACGGGGTGGTGTGCGGGGTGACCGCCGCCATGCACATCGCGGCGTGCTTCGACAAGCCGTGCGTCGTCCTCGGTGGCGGTCGGGAGGCTCCGTGGTGGGAGGGGTACGTCAACGACTACTACCCAACAGCCTTTGGGCCGGCGTGCCCGCCCGTGAAGGTGCCCCACAAATATCTGCACACCCTGGGCATGATCTACTGCTGCAAGGACAAGGGGTGCTGGAAGCGGCTGACCGTGCCGATCGACAAAGAAGACCTGCTACCCGGCAACGCCCAGAAGCGTCTGTGCTCTGAACCTGTGCGGCCACAGGGCAGCATGCCCGTGCCGCTGTGCCTTGATATGATCAGTGTCGACCATGTGGTTGAGGCCGTGATGTCCTACTACGAGGATGGCGTGTTACCACCAATCGGAAAGCCCAGCGGCAAGTACAGCCTGCCCGTGATCGTCCCGGCGAACTACCCATTGGTCGACGACCATGGCAACGAGGTCGGGCTGTACGTCAACGGCCAGCCCGAGTCCACCTTGGAGTTCACCCGCCCGCCGGCCGAGGCGGCAAAGACGCAGCCGATACAGAACAAGATGTTGCCTCCTGAGATCTTCGCCAAGGCCCCCCACCGACCGAACCTTCTGTCCCACCCGATCATCAACGGTAAGTTCACCGTGTGCGTCCTCTGTTACGGCAATCATCCCGAACTGGCCAAGCGGTGCATCGACTCCATCCTTCGGTACGTGCCGCCCAACTGCATCGACCTACGGGTCGCGTGCAACGAGTGCTGCCCTGAGACCCTTCAGTACGTCCGGGACCAGCCGATCACGCGGGTCTACGTCAACCCCGTGAACAAGCTGAAGTACCCGGTGATGCGGGAAATGTTCTGGGACCAGCAGACGCCGATCGAGACTAGCCACGTCATCTGGTTTGATGACGACAGCTTCGTGGTCGACCCCCTGTGGCTGGAGAAACTGACCGAGACGATCGTGGCCAACCACCCCCACGGCTCGCGACTGTATGGGTGGAAGTTCCAGCACGACTTCAACCACTACGCCAAGGACGGCCACCGCCCCGACCTGTGGTTCCGGGGCGGCGACTGGTACAGGCACGTCAACTTCCGCCTGAAGCACGTCGACCAACCTGCCCCCAACGGGTCGGTCGTCGACTTCGTGGCTGGCGGCTTCTGGTGCGTCGCGACCGAGGCCATCCGCCGGTGCGGCATCCCTGATGTGCGACTGCGGCACAACGGTGGTGACATAGTTATTGGCGAGATGGTTCGGCAGGGCGGGTTCAAGATCAAGAATTTCAACGAGGGGAAGAAGTTCGTGCACAGTTCCGGGCACTCGCCTCGTGGCGTGTCCCATGGTCCCAAGAACAAGGAGTTCCCGTGGGACGGCCGCGTACGACCTTCGTCTTCGACCGTCTGACCCTGCTCCAGGCCCTCAAGTTCCCGGACTTCTACAAGGTCCCTGGAATCGAGTCGTGGGCTGTGGAGGGAGCCGGCGTCTACGAGCGGGCTCTGGACGGCTCCCTGCGTGGCACAGGCTGCGGCAGCTGCGGCGAGGGTAAGGGCGAACTGAACGAACTCCTGTGGAAGCTCGGGGCCGTTGCGGCGGCGTCCGAGGCCACGCGGGCGGGCTTGGTGGCGTTCATCACGGCCAAACGTCGCTACCGCCCGGTTCCGATCTTGCTGTACTATAGGGATGACACAGGACGTGTGCAGACCCTGACGATGTAGGAGGCACGGATGCCCGTCGAGCGTGCGATCAAACTCAAGAAGTTGGCCGTCCTCAACGTCGACTACCTGTACCTCAGTGCCTTTCGGCTGCGGGTCGAGGTCGAGTTGACCCACGGGATCGAGCCCCAGATCTTCGTGTACCGCCGGGACCTGGCTAACCCGTACACCGGCGACGTGCTCGACACGTTCTTCACGATCGCCAGCCCGGTTGACATGGCCGAATACCCGTCCGAGGAGCCGGACCCTCAGAAGGCGTACCCGTTCTTCCGGAAGCGGTTCGTCGAACTCGATTTCCGGTCGACCGCCTTGGCTGATGAGGCATGGAGGTTGATCGTCGAGGAAGCTACCACTTTGGTGCACGCCTTGAACCGCCTCGAAGATTTGGAGCCGGTTGAGGAAGTCTGGATCGGCCCGTACCCTGAAGATCCGCAGGGATCTCTAAGTGAACCGGCCCCGTAGCATCAAGCTGCAAGGAGATAGCGATGACGCCGACCCCACAACCACAACGCAAGCTAGTTGTCATCGAAGACGGCACGCTTCTAAGTATGGCGGCGAACGCCAAATTCGTTGCCGCTTTTCCGTTCCTGGCAGCCCTCCAGAATCCTCAGCTGCGTGTCCCCAAGCAAGGGTGTGGCACGTGCGGCGGCAAGGGACGGGAACGGAACCAGCTACTGCTCTCGGCTAAGTCCAGTCTGGCCAACATGGACGTGGACAGCAAGCGGCGGCTTAAGGAAATGTTGAACGCCCAGCAGGTCAGGATCGTGTACCAAGACGGCGGTGCCCGGACGATCCAGAAGACCTTCTAGAAACTGGAATCTAGCCACACGACCTCCGGTGATCCCGGAGGTCTTTTCGTTAAGTTCGATGGCCGGACACGCCGGACACGTCCCGAGCACGTCTACTAAATTAAACACTGATCTGCGTCATATTATCTGAGAGGTATCTTACCTCTTCTCGTTTACCCTCTTCAGGAGTCTCACATGGCAACGGCAACAACGTCCAAGAAGAAGACCAAGACCGAAGTCAAGGACGACGAGGCGAAGCCGACCAGCCTCATCGGCTCGATCTTCGGAGGGTTGTGGTACATGGCCGTAACGACGGCGACCATGCTCTACAACGCGGTGTCGTCAGCCTTCGGTCTGAAGATCGACCCGCTGGCCCCGCAGGTAAAGACGACGTACTGGCAGTACGTCGCCACCGCAGTGTTCGTGGTGACGTGTCTGGTGATCACCGGGTATGCGTTCCCGTGGCAGTTCGGCTTGGCAGCTGTAACTGGCATCGTGCTGGTGTTGGAGGTGCCGTACTTGGCGGCTTTGTCGGTCGAGTTCAAGAGCAAGGCCAACCGACGCCGAGTTTATAAGAGCACCGTACTCGCGTGTGTGCTGTTCTTGTTGGGCGTGGTCACCGTCGAGTACCCGGTAGCCGGGTCGCTCGGAATGGTGTTCTGGGTGACGTGGTTGAGTTTGGATAAGCTACTCGGCGACAACGTCGCGTCGCGACTCTACCACAAGGAAGAGGAAGAGAGATGGGCGACCGAGGAAGTCGAGTATGCCCGTCATCTGGATGATGATGCCGACGACGAGTGATCACAGTTTCCATTTCCACATACCCGACGAGGACCACTCGGTCCTCGTCCCTACTCGGAGGAGTCATGAATGGCGAAGAAGAAGGAAGCGACCTCGGAGTCGTTCGAGCCCAGCTCGACCGATGCCTTGGTCCCCGTCGTGACCAGGGACGAAAGCGACGACCCGCTCCTCGTGATGACGAGGACACGGGAGGAGATGGCCGGGCGTCTGCGGAGTCTGCTGGCGACGGTACGGACGTCGATCCTGTCAGAGTTCGAGATGGTACAAGCAAGCGTGACAGAAGCAGCATTAAGCGAAGTCGCCGAAAGGTTGACCGAGCTGAACACCCAGCTCGGACAGAAGAGCCCGATGACGATCGTCCTTCTGCCGGCTCTACGGAGGAAGACGACGGCGTTGGAGGCGAGTCTGGCAACACTCTACCGTCAGACGGGTTTGAACATGACGGAGTCGGAGTTGGCGGCGAAGGAGGCGGTGAGGGCGTTGGTCCCAAACTGCCCGGCCTGAGCGACGACGAGGTGACAGCCGCCGCTCAGGAACTGGAGGAACGACGTGAGGCTGCCAACTGGCGGCAGTTGCAACAACTCGCGACCGGGCGGCGTGCCTGGTTCGCTCTTCGGACGGCCATACGGTGACCAGGCTGCGGCCTGCACATGCAGTTCTCCCGCTTAAGGGAGATTCATGTGCAGCCCGTTAGCCTGGCCACCGGGGTCGGCATGAGGTACACTTCAGCCGTGTACCCATGCCTTTTCTTTACCAATCGGAAGATCGCATCATGTTGAAGGTCGTCTCGGAAGAGAGTAAGTTCGAGGAAGACTTCAGTCGCGGCGTCGTCGTTGTCGAGAGTGACAACACTGCCAACTTCGGCCTGGCTATCGAGGAGCTGGGGTCGACCCAGACCCGCACGCTCGCTGCCGGGTTTGCCGCCCAGAAGGGCATGGGCAGCCCCCGCATCAACGGGAACGTCGGCCCGGCGTACCCGGTCAACGTCGAGGGCAAGCCTCTGGAGGCGGTACGCGGCGACAAGGACGAGGTGCTGCCCCTCACGCACCCCAAGATGCGGCCGGCGGCGTACCGCATCGACGTCCCGCTGACGAGGCCTCTCCTGTGATGACGCCGGTGACCGTTGAGCAGTTGAAGCGGGTCCTGGTGATGCTCGAACCGGAGCGGTTCACCTACCTGGTACGGGGCTACCTGAAGGTGCAGCCCCACCAGGCCAAGAACGTCCCGCTCCTCGTGCAGCTAAAGCTGATGCTGGCCGACTGGATGCACTACATCGGGTTCATCAGCGACCAGCAGCAGCAGCTCATTCTGACCCGCCGCAGTCGCGACCTGGCCGAGTACCAGGCGTTCCTCGGCATCGGCCTGGACGACGGCGACGCGAGGGAAGAACTACCGTCGTTCGTACTGACTATCTCCGACATGCGGTATGTGTCGACGACAGCCAACGAGTTCTGGCTGGACCTGCAAATCGACGAGGAGATCCCGGAGCTTCCCGACGCCTGTATCACCCACGTCAACTGCGACGTGACCGCGTTGTACCTGAAGACGATGAACCGGATACGCCAGATCTACGGGGGCACGGATGCCGACAAGTCTCATAAGGACGTCCGCAACAGCAACGGTGACTGACTTCGGGCACGGCCCGACCAAGGCCGTCCGCGACATGCTGCGTGGCGAGGGCACGTACGCTACCACCGTGCTGGTGTGGGCCATCGACCACTTCGGGTTCGACCCTGAGACGAAGCAGCCCAACGTGTTCATCTGGGCACCCGAAACCATCATGCACGAGATCCGGCGGGACACCGGCGTCGAGCCAATCAAGCTGACCTTCGACAAACTGATGGCGGCGATCACGATCGTGACGACGGACCTGTTCTTTAAGGACTTGTCTCGCTTCTTGGTCCTCGCCACCGTCCTGTCGGGCGAGGAGTTCCAACCGGACGAGGTCTCGCACCCCGACTCGGCTGAGACCGCGTGGGCTCTGACCGAGGCCCTGTTACTGTCGCCGCCAGACGAGGATGAACCGTTCTGCGGCGACATCCGGCACTACATCTCGCACCTTCTGAAGGAAGAGGGGTACGTTACCCCTCCGGACATTCTCCGGATCGCCATCGGGGCCGACCTGAGCAACCAGGTCCGCTTCAACTTTAGTGACGACCCGGAAATGTTCTCAATGATCTACCAGAACCAGCAAGACAAATCGGACGACGTCGACGCCGTCATCCGCCAGGGCACGCAGGAACTGGTACAGCAACTGAAGGCACTCCCCCTGCGTGAGGGGACTACGAAGGAGCTGGAAGAACGTGTCGGCAGTATCGCCCAGAAGGCAGAGGCCGCAAGCGATGCTGCTTCTCAACTTGGAGGCCCGCAATGATTAACGTGGACAAACTACTGAACGCCGTGGACGCACTGGCGGCTGAAATCGACTGGGACGATGAAGAGATCCGGTTTCTTCTCGTCGAGTTTATCCGCGAGCAGAGCATGACCAGGCCGGCGATACTCGCTGACCTGGACGCCTTCCTGCGGCAGCGGATCGCGGACGATCTGTCCGCCCAGGCCGTTGAGGACGACTTCCACGACGTGGACGAAGACGACGACTTCCTTAACGACATCGCTGCCCGGCACGAATGCGTGGCCGTGGACGACACCGACGAGGAAGATGACGACTTCAGCGACGAGGACAGTGACGAGGACGATGACTACGAGGACGACGATCTCGATTTTGATGACGACGAGGATGACTGGGACGACGATGAAGACGATGAAGACGATGAAGATGACGACGAAGAAGAGTGAAGACTGAGATCGGATGAGAGGTACGCCGCCACTACAATAGGGGCGGCGTCTTTCATTATAGGAGGTAGGCTGTGTCACACGTTGTGGAGTACGCACCCGGTGCGGTCGAGCAGAAGCTGCGGAACATCACCGCAGCGAAGATGGCGGCAGAGTGCCAGGACAACCTGGAGCTGGTGCTCCCCAAGGGGCATACGATCGGCGAGGACGGCCACGTCCGGGACGCCAACGGGCAACTGGTCACCAAGGGCGGTATGCACTACCGCACCTGGAAGGACGACCACTCGGGGCGGCTGGTCGGCGACTGGCCGATGCCGACGGGCATGACCCTCGCGGACGTCGGCGAGAACGCGGTGGCCATCCTCCGCGTGAAGGACAAGTCGAAGGTGAAGAGCTACGGGACGGCCCCTTACGAGATCGGGCTGGTCCCACACGTCGACAAGAAGACCGGCGAGATCACGTACTCCCTGGCCCACGACTTCTATCAGGGCGGGTACGGGATCGAAGACATCGTCGGCAAGACCGAAGTGGACCGGAGCAGCAAGAAGGTCATCTCCGCACACGGAGAGTACCTGATGTTCTACCAGATGATGTCCGCCAAACTGGCGGCTCAGGAGTCAGGCTGGGACATCAACTTCAAGAAGCTCGCCGACGGGACGTACGAGGGCGTCGCAGACACCGCGAACACGGGGCTCAACCAGGCCATCCCGGCCCCGCCCCAGTATTGAGGAGAGACCGTGATCCGAATGAAATTCGACCGAGGCGGCAAGGTGACCATCTCCCCCGAGGGTTACCCTGGCAAGGAGTGCCAGAACGTCACCGCCCACATCCGCAAGCACATGGCGGGCTCCACCCACAGTGAAGTTCCTACGGACGAGAGCCAAGAGCCCGAGCGTGCCTACACGGTCGCTCAAATGAACCCCCAGGAAAAAGTATGAGCACGGACAAGAAGAAGAAGTCGACCAACCCGCTGCGGCGGGACTTCAACGAGTGCGTCTGTTCCGGGCAGGCCGGCATCCTGTTGCTGTCGGATGAGCGGGAGGACGCGGCCGTCGATATCAGCGAGAGCTGCCGGTTCCAGGGTTGGTCACTGATGACCTGGAACGCGGCGGAAGGGATGGAGGTGGACGAGACGAAGCCCCAGCCCGGCGACGAAGAGTCGCCCGCGTCCCACCTGGCTCCGACCACGGCGTCGACGCCGAAGAGCGGGGGCGGCGGCAGTGCTAGTGCCCTGGCGGCGGTGAAGTACCTCCTGAAGAAGGTCAAGCAGGACGACGACCCGATGGCCGTCCTCCTGATGAAGAACGCCCACATGCTGTGGGAGCCGTTGTTCAGCCCCAACCCGGAAGTCAAGATGATCTTCCTCCACCTGGTGGAGGAGTTCGTCCGGGTCGGCAAGAGCCAGTGCAAGTCACTCGTCTTTCTTTGCCCGCCGGGCACCACCCTCCCCAACGAGTGGATGCCCTTGTTCAGTATTATCAAGCACGAACTCCCCAAGGCCGAGGACTTCCTGCCGATCTTGAACGAGTTGGAACTCGACGGCGAGCCCGTCGAGCTGAGCGACGAGGAGGCGTCCGTTCTGGCCAAGGCGTCCACGGGCATGACCCGGCTCCAGGCTGGGGGTGCGTACGGCCGCAGCCTCACCCGCAGCAGCAAGGTCAAGACGGAGATCGTGGAGGAGATCAAAAACCAGCTCTTGAACGCCAACGGGCTGCTTAAGCGTTGGGACATGAAGGTGCCCGTCGATCCGCAGAAGCCTGACGGGCCGAAGCGGGACTGGCCGCTGTGGGACGACATCGGGGGCAACGACGCCTGCAAGGACTTCTTGATGAAGATCATGCAACCCGAGAGCCGCAAGAAGCGGTCGAAGATGGGGGCGGTGCTGCTCATCGGCCCTCCGGGTACGGGCAAGACGCTCCTGGCGAAAGCCCTGGGCAACGCCGTGCAGCGGAAGACGTACGGCATGAACCTCTCCAACCAGAAGAGCAAGTGGGTGGGGGAGTCCGAGGCCAATACCCGCAGGCTGTTCAGCCAGTTGACGGCGATGCACGACCTGGTCGCGTACATCGACGAGGTGAACGAGCAGGTGGGAGGCGAGGAGTCGGAGGGCCACTCGGTCGACAAGGCCCTGAAGCAGCAACTCATGGAGTACCTCGACACGCACAGGGATCATGACGACGTCCTCGTCGTCATGACCGCCAATGACATGTCGAAGATGCACATGGCCTTGACCCGTGAAGGTCGCGTCGACGCCATCTGGTACGTCGGCCTGCCGGGCAAGGAACAGAAGGCGAAGATCTGGGACATCTGCATGCAGAAGTACGGGCTAGAGGAACAGACCCTCCCGGACGACAAGGGTTGGGCCGGCGTCGAGATCGAGGGGTGCTGTCGCAAGGCCGACAACCTCAACCTCACCCTGGTCGAGGCCAGCGAGATCGTCATCCCGTCGAGCGTGCGGGTGGCGGATCAGATCGAGCGTCTCCGCGACTGGGCGGACGGTCGCGTGCTCGACGCGGAGACGGGCAAGATCTATCGGAAGAACAAGGAGGCGGCACCGGAATCGACGGGCCACCTCCCCGTGGGCGTGCGGGCCAAGCGTAAGGTCCGCAAGTTGCTGTGACGGTCGGCGTGTAACCGACTACTGAGCTAGGATGGCCAAGGGTGCTTGACGATAATGTCGGGCACCCTTGGCTCGTTTTTTAAGGTCTACGAACCCATGACGAGTACCATGACCAAGCCGGCACCCAAGGCCCAGTCGGGCAAGAAGCAGTTGAAGGTCGTCACGCTCGAAGAGCACGTGTCGGCGGTGAAGAGTTTGAAAGAAAAATGTTTCGAGGTTCAGTTCACGGTCCACGGCCTGCCGAAGAGCCGGAAGATCGGCGGCAAGATGGCGACGGAGATCGCGAAGAGCGTGAAGGGCAAGACGAAGGGCGTGCGGGCGTCGAAGTCGATCTTCACGTCCGAGCACCCGGCGGTGAGCGAGCTGAACGCGGTGATCCGCCAGCTCGACGAATACCGCAACGCCTTCACGATCGTGAAGAGTGCCGACGTCGTCGAGGACGACTCGGGCAAGAGCAAGATCCTGGGCGGGGTGCGGCTGATCTTCGAGGCCGATCACCAGGAGTTCTACGAGGGCGTGATCGAGAGGGCAAAGCGGATCACGGACGCCGCCGCCAAGGTCCAGCACGCTGTGGATCACGAGACCACGCACTACGACAAGAAGAACCAGCAGATCATCGTCCCGTCCATCAAGGAGATGGACAAGATGAACTGCGGCGACGCCTGGGACGCCTCGGACTACCCCGAGGACGTGACCAAGGTCGTCGGCGTAACAGGTACGGACGAGATGTTCCGGGAGTACCACGTCAGCACGAAGCTCGCCCCCGAGATCTACGCTCGGGCCGAGCAGCGGCTCATGGAGAAGCTGTCAGGTGACCTGGAGGCCGCGACCGTCCGGATGGTGGACGACCTCAACAGGGGGTTCGGCACGCTCTTGAACGAGCTGGTCAACCGGGTGCGGATCGACCCGGTCGCCGACCACCCGTGGAAGGCGTTGTACCCGGACGCCGAGGTCATCAAGACCAAGCCCGCCGAGACGGAAGATGAGATCTACGTGTACCTGTCGTACAAGACGTACGATACCGAGCTGAGCAAGGAGGCCGGCAAGCCGGTGCAGACCCGCAAGACGCACTGGGTCGGGCCGATCTCCGAGAAGGCGTACCAAGAGAAAGTGCGGCCGACCGAGGTCGATGAACAAAAGAAGATCTTCCCGAACGTGATCGAGGGCATCTTGAAGGAGATGCAGGAGATCCGGACGAAGAAGAAGCAGATGCTCGGGGCCTACGGCGACAACATCGACGCCAGCTTCGACAACCTGGCAGCGACCCTCGACAAGCTGCGGAAGCACGGCGACGACAACGCCTCGCTCGCCCAGAAGGTCGCGACCGAGGTGAAGTCGGGTGTGTCGTACCGCAAGGACCTCGCGACGGCGATCACCGACGCGATGGAGAAGCTGGGGTCGACGGCCGAGGAGGTTCGCGTCGTCCGGCGGAAGGTGATGGGGGCGAAGAAGTTCCAGGAGATGTTCGGCAAGGAGTAACCATGGTCCGGCTGAAGTTCTCACCAGGCGGCAAGGTCCGGGCAATCCACGACGACAACTTCCCATGGGAGAAGGCGTTTGGACCGGACTTTGCCGCCAGCCGGCGGCGGGCGTCCATCATCAATACGGTGGAGGACGGCCCGAACGCCGGTCGGTTCTACGTGGACTTCAGCCACCTGGCTGACGCCACGGGCGACGAGAAGTACCGGGTCTGCCTGACACACACGTTCGACCGCGAGGGCGTGGCGAAGGAAGCGGAGGTCGTCTGGCTGACGGCCAACTACATCCAACGGAGAGACGATGTACAGCCACCAACTGGAGAAGATGGCCGAGCTGGTCGCAGCGAAGCTGACCGCGAAGCCGCTCAAGACCAAGAAGGCGATCAATAAGGCAGTCCTGGCACTCCTTCAGGACTACTGGAAAGATAAAATCGCCATCACGTGGGACGTCAGGGACGTGCACAGCGTTTACGCCGGTCTGACCGACGAGCAGGCCATGGAGGTGCTGCGGGAGGCGAACCGTAACCACGACGCTGAGCAGGGCGTCAACTGGGATACGCTCCGCTACGAAGCAACGGAGCAATTCGGTGAGAACCCCGAGGAAGAAGAAGAGGAGGAGTTCGACAACACGTTGATCCGTGTGTACAAGCTGATAACCACCCCGGAACTTCGGGAAGAACTCTCTGTTAGGGAGGCGGCTTTCCCGGACGCCGGTAGTCGCAGCGTCGAGCAAACCGACCACATAGACGCCATAAAGCGGGTGCTCGAACTCCGCGAGAAGGACGAAGACGAAACGCTGCCGGCTTAAGTTCGACATAGAATCCGGTTTCTAACTCGACCCTAAGTTCGATTTTTTATGGGGTCATGGAATTCCAAAACCATGACCCTATTCCCGGAGACCAAACGTGCCTATCGTATACGACCCCGAAAAGTTGACGCCCGAGCAACGCGAGGCCACCAAGCAGCAGTACGTCGACGCGACCGTGAAGATGCTCGCCGAGAAGGGCATCAAGCACGACGTGCCCGACCACGTGTCGCTGGGCACCGAGCAGGTCTGGGTCCGCGTGTGGCTCCTGGTCGACACCAAGGAGAAGGACAGTGGCAAAGAAAAAGCGGTGGCGGGTAACCCTCCTCCGGCGTGAGCAGGTTGACTCGACGATGGACATCACCGTCGAGGGGGCGACGCAGCAGGAGGCCGAGCACAACGCCGTGCAGGCAGCCCTGTCGGGTCGCTTCCCCGCCAAGGCGTGGATCGTCGAAGACAGCGAGACCGAGTCCGTCAAGGCGGACAAGGACCAAACCGAAAGGTTGTGATGACACTCAACAAGCAGGAAACAGCCGCCGTGCTGTTCGCCCTCCGACGCCTTCAAGAGAGCTTCAACCAAGACCTGATGCTCGCCATGAAGGACAGCGACCACTTCTACGATGTCGACCCTCCTTCGGCGTCCGACATCGACGTCTTGTGCGAGAAGATCAACTACGGCAACTCGGTCTCGGACGAGTTGTCCAAGACGGCCGTGGTCCGCGAGGTCATCCTCGACGACGACGAGTTGTCGATCACGCCCGGCGGCACCATCGCGGAGGTGCTCATGGCGGGCGGGCGGATGCTCGACGGCTCGGGGATGCACCCCACCGTGCTGTTCCGCGTCGAGGGCGACGATCGTTACTGGGTGGCCACGGTCGAGATGAACATCGGCCTGGCCGACCCGGAGTTCGTGAAGGACTCGCTGGCCAACCAGGAAGACGACGACTACGAGCACGACCCCACGCAGGAGACGTGATGCTCCTGAACAAGGACACCAAATCTAAGCCTTTCCAGGGGCGGATTTACGTCACCCTCTACGACGAGTCGGGTGACGACACGTATCCGCACGGCATCGCGGTAGCCCCGCCTGCCGTGCGGACGAAGGCGAGGGCCATATCCGACATCAACCGGACGCTGGCCAAGGTGAAGAAGAGCAGCCCCAACAGCTGGGGCTACGACGACCTGATTGACGCCCTCCGGAAGATCGGGTGGGACCACATCAGCCCGGTCGTCTGGGTGGAGGAGGATCAAAAGGAATGAGTAACGCGACGAAACCGATCTACCTGTCCGTTGTGCCAGGCGGCAAGGTCCAAGTCAGCCCGAAGCTGGCATCTGTGGGCGACCGGTCTAGGATGAACGGCTGGTTTGCCGACGCCGTTCACTCCCTGATTAACAACACGTTCAGAGAGTGCGGCTTGGAGTGCGAGGGAGGCACATCCGAGATGACGTGGGACTACGCCCAGGACTTCGCCAACACCATCATGGACGTGATCGGCCGAGACGTCGACGCGACGTTGGAACATCTGAACCACCTGGTCATCGCCAAGGAAGCGGTGGTTAAGACCAAACAGGAGCAGCTCGCCGACGCCTTGGCGACGGTCGAGCGGCTGAAAAAGGAGTTAGTCGTTGAGTGATCAGAACGAGATCCCGCCCCAGGCATGTTGCCAGGGGCGGTGCGAGGCGTGCTCGGAACAGACCCTGGCCCGAGCCGCCACGCCGTGCGATGAAGATACAACTAACGACCAGCTCCCCGAGGAGCTTGGTCCCGATCTTGGAGGCGAAGGATGATTCCGATGTTTCTGCTGTCCCAGGGAATGGCTGACGCGATCGAACGGCAGGAGAAGGATTTCTTCGAGAACACCCTCGTACCCAACGCGGAAGCCTGGGACGAGGACAAGACGAAGTTCCGTGACTCTCTGTGCCTGAAGGCTAAGACCTTTAAGCCCGAGCGGCTGTTTGACACGCCGGCCGTGAAGCCCAAGGAGTACATCGTCGACCCCAAGCAAGGGGTCAACAGTCCGTGCGGCAAGTTCTTGTACTGCAACCGGATCTTGCCACGTGGCGAGGCTCTGCCCATTCGCCAGGGTCGGCGACGGGGCCGGGTGTTCTTCACGGGCGACGTGACGATCCCCGTGCTGGCCGAGGTCAACAGTCGGTCGGACAAGCCTAAGGTGTGGATGAGCCTGACGCCGGCCGAAATCCTGACGCAGCGGCGTGGGCTCATGCTGGCCACGGGGCGAGTGGTCATCGGCGGGCTCGGCATGGGGTGGTTCCTCAACAAGGTCTGCGAGAAGCCGTCCGTGACTGAGGTCGTCGTCGTCGAACGCAGCACCCACCTGATGGACTGGCTGCGGCCCCGGATCGAGAAGACGTACCCGGCCACGACCAAGGTCAAGTACGTGGCGGGTGACGTACTAGAGTTCATGGCGGTAGACACCGACCAGGACGAGACCCGCTACCTTCTGGACATCTGGCCGTCGTATGGCGACGCCGTCGACGACAAGACGTTCCAGAAACTCAAGGACCGCCTGCCGCACGTGTGGGGGTGGGGTGACTCGGTGGTCAAGTGACGGCGGCACCGATTGACTCCGAGAAGCACCTCCCGCTGCTCTTCTGGGCCGTGACCCGGTTCAAAAGAGCGGGGGAGTCTGCCTTAGACTTAATGGGACCGGCCGGCATCGGGTACATGCACGCGGTCAACAACTAAAAACCCGGTCCGGGGAAGTTCAGCACGTACTGCGTCAAGTGCATGTACTTCGAGATACTGTCGTGGCGGGCCGAGCAGCATTGGTTCGCCACGATACGACGTCGCAGGGGACGGATTTACCGTCGGCCGTATGTCGCATTGTTCAGTGAGCTAGGAAACTCGTACGTACTCGGCACGGCCCCCGTTTTTGCGACCGTTGACAACGAGGGAGAGCAGCACCTGGCGGACGAGGAACGTCGTGACCATGTCGCTACGATGCTGCGACACCTGATCGCCAAGCATCGCCACGTCATCCACGAGCGGTTTTGGAATGAACTCACTCTCGGCGAGATCGGCAATACGTTTCCGATCCCGGTCTCCAAGGAGGTAGTGCGACAGAGGATCGTGAACGCACTTCGGAAGTGCGAGCAGTACATGCACTTACACACACGCGAGCTGTGGGAGGAGTACAAGTGAGCGACCTGAAAGAGCAGGAGGAGCAGGGCCTCTACCAGGAGGAGGTCCAGAAGCTCGTCGACGGGGTCGTCGAGGACATCCGCAACGGACACGTCAGGAGCCATCTGAAGGCTCTTAGCCATCTGCATGCGTGCGTCGACACGTCGTGGTGCCTCAACGGCGACGACGACAACGCCCTGGTAGTCCTGCGGTGGGCCAAGTACCCGTGTGCCTTGCTGGCAAACATGTGCACACTGGGGCCGCTGCACATAGACACTCTCGACGACGGGAGGGCACGCTTCCCGCTTCTCAAGGCGGCTCGCTATGCCGTGCAAAAGGAGTGTCGGGAAGAGCTACAAAGCCGCCCGGAGTACAAGAACCTGCACTACGCTAAACGGAAAAAACTCAATGGCCCAACCAAGGAGAAGGGGTCAGAACAAACTCCCCAAGCAGACGGACAATAAGCAGGACGCGGCGAAACGCAAACGAGGCGAGACGCTGACCCTGCCGTGTCCGAAGTGTCGGGGTGTGGTGCAAATGAGAGGCAAGGGCTACGCATGCTTCTCCGGGACCTGTGAGACGTGCGACATTGAGTTGGAGCACGTCTCGCAGGGGCCGAACGTCGGGCTGATCGAGATCTATCCCGTGAAGGTCAAGACGACACCGAAGAAGAAAGAACCAGAACCGGCGAAGGACGCCCCGGCTGCGGCCCTCCCCGAAGACGACAGTGACCTATGGTTCAACTCCGCCACCCCGGACGAGGGGCCACACAAACCGAAGAGGAGGCCACGTGAGCGGAAGCATCCGAATAAGTAAACAGCACGGCGTCAACCCGTGCATCCCGCTGTGCTACTTCTGCAACGAGCCCAAGAACGAGCTGATCCTGATGGGCGAGTTGAAGGGCGACCGGGAGGCCCCCCGCAACACAGTCTTCGACGACTATCCGTGCGACAAGTGCGAAGGCTACATGAAGCGTGGGGTCATCCTCATCTCAGTGTCGAACAACGCGGAGGAAGATGACAAGCGTGACCGTGTGGCGTACGAACGCGAGAAGAGTCACTACCTCAGCATGCGATACGGCAACAAGCCGTTCCGCCCGTACTTGCAGAATCCCCACCGCACGGGCGGATGGGTGCTGGTTAGTGAGCAGTACATCACTCGCGTGATGCAGCCGCAAGAGTTGGTCGACCACCTGCTGAAGTGCCGGACGGCGTTCATCCTGGACGAAGTGTGGGACAAGTTGGGTCTGCCGCGAGGAGCGGCCAAGGAGAAGACGAATGTTTATTAAGCCGAGCAAGACGGAGAAGAGGTCGCCGGGGGACCTGGCGTGGCTGATCAACAAGGCTCTGGAGACGAGCCGGTTCCGAGCGAAGGTGGAGACTGAGTACCACCCCCGGTGGAAGGCGATCGTCCGAATTGACACGGTGCGGCTCAAGAAGAAGAAGGACTACTGCGGTCAGCACCCCAACGCCTGCATCGCCAACCCGTTCGTGCAGAAGAAGCACCGGTGCGGCAGCTGGCTGGAGGGTGCCGATTGGGTGGGCTTCAACGACGGCCTGAACGATGTGCTCGACAAGTACGCCGTCGCCGCCGACGTGTGGTCCTTCAACCGCGAGTGCAAGGAGGGAGGCCGGTACTTCCTGCGGAAGGGCCTCGAACGCCGGATGGACTACGACAGCGAGTACACGCAGGGTGCCTTCCAGGGCTTCTATGCGTGGGTGCTCGAAGGCGAGCACGAGAACTGGTGCGAGAAGGTGGCCCCGCGTTCCTTCTTCCCGAAGGACACGCCAGGTTATGCTTGTTGGTCCGTCGAGCAGGAAGCTGCTCTGACCGCGTCGCTGGTGTAGGTTCCAATCCCCGCCCGGAGCATCCGCTCCGGGCACTTTCGAGGAGATCACCGTGGCTACTGTCATGCCCAAGGCTCCGTTCCATGTCGACTGTGTAGTCGGTTCCTCGGGCAGCATCATTGCCCGGAACAAGTTCTACACAAATCACGGCCCGAATATGCTGACGACGTTCTTGCAGGAGGCCGGTCTCGACTACGGCAACTGGGTGTTCCGCATCCAGGAGCCGTTCCGGGTCAGTGGCAAGACGCCGCCGATCCAAGTCCGGAGACCGGTGGTCAACGGTGTATCCCTCTGGCTGAAGCCGGGCGACAACGGGTCAGGGTTGAAGGGCGTCCTGCTCGTCACCAAAGACAAGAACAAGACCCCGGAGGACGTGTATAAACTCCTCGACGAGAAGCTCAAGCAGGAACGAGCACAGACGGCCGAGTCGCGGTGCGTCGACCACATCGACCTTGATGTCGACGATCTGACCTTGGTCCTCTTGCTGGAGGCTGTCGACGAGGTCGTTACGGAGGGCAGGTTCCAGTTCATGAACACGTTCGTCGATAAGGTCGCTCGCCGGATGACCAAAGAAGACGTCGACGTGTCCCATTGGTTGGAGGTGCTGGAGCATGCAGTGTGCTTGGGTCTGCTCAAGGATGAGAAGACTCATTACGCGGTCACCCAGAAGGGTCTGGAGTTTGTCGCTCACGCCGACGACAGCGAACAGGACTGCCGGGTGTCCGAAGAGATGGAGGAGCCTGAAGAGACCGAAGAGCCTGACCCCGAGGAGGTAATCGTTCCAGTGACGCCCGCCCCACACGCCAACGGCAACGGGCACCGCAGCACCACCCCCGCGTACAAGCCATCCAGCCATTTCGGTGTTTCCGACCAGGCCGCTGTCGACCGGGTAGCTGCCGCCCGTGCGGCCATCCCCCGTGCCGTCGTCCAGCCGCCGCCCCCCATCCCCACGGTGCTGCCCGTGGTTCCGTCTGCGACACCCGCCGTCGCAGCAGCGACCCCGCCAGCAGCGTCCGACCCGGTCGCGATTTTGATCGCGAACCAGAAGAAGTTCGCCGAGATGTCCAAGACGGTTGATCAGCTCATGACCAACCGCACGAACCAGGCCAAGGCCGTGAAGGCCATCGAAGACAGCAAGGCCGAGTTGATCCGGCTGCAAACGGCAGAGAAGGAGATCACGAAGGGTCTCGATATCGCCGCAATGGCGGCGTTCTTCAAGTAGGAGTCTGACATGTTCTGTATGAACTGTGGCAAGCCGATCCAGTTCGTGGAAGTCCTCCCTGAGCTGGAGATCGCGGACTGCGTTGAGTGTAACACCCGTTTCGAGATGACCCCGCACGACGACCAAGACGGGTCGATGTCGATCATGATGCAGAGCGTCGAGTCCATCGACCTGGCGGAGATGCCGAAGGAGTCGCTCCGTTGGAGCAGTGCCAACCCGCCGACGAGTCCGACTAAGACGGATCGAGAGACGAAGCCGCTCGCGGGTGGCCATATGACGGACGAGGGGAACCCGTCGGCACCGTCCCTCCCGTTCAAGGTGACCCAGGAAACGTACGGCATCTCCGTGGTCGCGTTGGATGACATTGGGCACCAGCTCGGTGAAGTCCTCCTTGACTACCACGGCAATCGGCTAGCATGTATGTGCTATCACCCCGATATCGACGACGTGGTGTCGACGACTGTGTTTTGCGACGACGTGAAGAAGGCCCGCAAGGGTAAGAAGCCAAAGAAGGAGTGACCATGAAAGTCGTCAGTTGCCTGCGTGACCTCGAACAGCTCGGGATCTTCATCCTGACGGGCGAGGCTGACAAGACCGGTTACCGCGTCCTGTGTGACGTCAGTGCCAAAGGGAAGAAGTGCCTGGAGCGGGCGTTCGGCATCCCCGACTTCAAGCTGGCCGAGGCGTGGAACAGCTCTACCCGTGGCGAGGCCCACGTCGGCAGCATCATGCTGGCCCCGGACCTGTACATGGCGATCGGCATCTACGGCCTGCTGGAATGTGGTTGCCGTATCGTGTACGTGCCGTGCCTGACCGAGGAGTCGAAGAAGGAGAAGCGGGGCTGGTTCATGTTCAGCCCCACGGCGGCGTACGGGTTTGAGCACGGCGACAGCATGGTGGGCGAGACGGAGTGGCTGGACGCCCTGGCGAAGGAGGGCATGTACGCCCGCAAGTTCTGCTACGGCGAGCACAAGGACCGCAACCAGCACCAGATGAGCGGTCGTGTGACGTAGATTCCAGTTTCTAGGGGATGCCGTGAGTCTATCTAACGAGTGGACTGAGTGGCACCTGACGTCGCGAGGTTGGGAGAGCGGAAGTGAGAAGGTCGATTTCGGAGGCGTGACAACGGTGACGCCTCCGGTCGACCGTGTCCTTACCTGTCGATACGGTGAGTTCGTCGGTGCGGTCGGTGCCAGATTGAAGAAGAGTTTCGTAGAGATGTGGCGAAGTGACGATGGCCGGCAGGTTAGTGCCCTGCCGGCCGCGTTTGGCGAGTGTCCGCAGCACCTTTAGTAGCCTGCCGCGAGTGCCGCAAGCTCCTGGGCCGAGAAGCCCTGCTTAGCACTCGCGGCCTTGTTCATCTGCGGGAACACGCCGCTGTCCGACATGAGCCGGTCGAACAGCTCGGCGTCGGGTCGCGGCAGGGTGTGGACCAGTTCGGCCATCTTCTCTGGGTCGACCTTGTCCAACCCGGCCTTGACCTCCTCAGCGAAGTCTGTCCCGAACAGGGACCGCACATCGTCGAGGGCGATCTTGGCGAAGTCGGCCTTCTTGTAGATGTTGCCCGAGGTCAGGGCACAGTGCTCGGCGATGTCGGACGCTGCCTTGCTGAAGGTCGCCTTGAAGATCACGTCTTCGGGGCGGGGCAGTTTGTCGGTGTACTTGCCGGCCAGGCCGATCGTCCGGTCGATCTGGTCGACGGTCTCAGCCAGCTTGACCATCATGTCGGGCGTGAGGGCCTGGCGTGGCTGGGTCTTGACGATGTGGGCCAGCTTGAGGATCTGGTCTTTCAAGGCCGGCAGGGTGGCCAGCTTGGCCCGGTCGGTGAGCATAGCGACGACCTCGTCGGGGTCGCACACGCCGTGCCCGGCCTGCTTCTCCAGGAACTCGATCCGGTTACCGACGGCGGCACCGAAGCTCGCGGCCTTGGTGAGAATCTTCTTGGCAATCGTGTTACGATCGCGGAAGGTGAACCGGTCGGCGTACTCGTGCAGGTAATCAGCTGCCGCCTTGACCTCACGGGCGTTGACCATCCGCAGGTGACGGTCCTTCCGCCCGGTCTCGTTGTCGGTCCAGACGAAGGCGTATGACGAGTCGGGCAGACCTGCTTCGGCGTCCTTGTTATACTCTGCGTGCTTGACCATATATTTGTCGACCGACTCCTTGATCCGCCAGTACCCGACGTAGTGGTCGAGCCGCTGCTTGATGCGGACCTGGTCCTTGGGGTGGAACTCGGCCTTCTTCTCGGTGAAGTAGACCGTGCTCAGCCAGGTTGAGGCGGCGTTGTGGCAGGGGAACTGCTTGCGGATGGGGTCGGCATAGACCGTGACGGCCAGGTCGTTCGGCCTGAACACCTGGTCCATGTTGGCTTTTTTTACGAAGTCGGGGAACTCGTACAGCTTACTCAGCCTGGACAGTTCCTCACCGTTCACGTCGGAGACGTGGTCTGACAGAGGTGGCATGGATGGGGGCTCCTTTAAGATTATCCCTGGACGTTCACCTTCGGTGGACGGAGGTGTTTGCCGTTCTTGGCATTCCCACTAACGGTCAGGCACTTCCCCAGCGTACCGTATGTCCGCTGTGCGGAGGAGATCGGTTTCACGTTTACGACGACCCGATCCGGAAGGCCGTCTGGTGCAACTGCTTCGGCTGCGGGTCGTCGGGCGACATGATCGACCTCGCCGCCAGCGTCTGGAAACTACCACTCCCCGAGACGCTGCTCAAGATTACCGAGAGCCAGATCGCAGTCCCGGACGGCACGTTCACCGACGAACGCATCCGCAAGCACGTCGACGAGATCGTTGCCCGCCGCGACACGATGCGTGGGTTATGGGCGAACGCTCAGCGTAACCTGGAGTCCCACTCGCGGACCCCCGGCCACAACTTTCTCCTTACCCGGTTCCACCTGACGATCAACCTGAGCCCCGAGCTGTGGCGGCGTGGCCCTGGCAAGATCTTGGGGGCGTCGCTGGCGGGGCTGGCGTCCAAAGCCTTTTGTCCCCGAACGACCGTGCCGGGTGTGAACCGCATGCTCCGGCACAGCGGCACCCCGCTGTTCCGGGGGAGGGGCTGGAACGAGATCCTCGTCGTGCCGTACTACGACCTGCCCGACCGTCTCAGTGCGTTCTTCTTCGTAGGCCGACGCGGCTCGAAGGAGGACATGGTGGTCAAGTCGATCGAGTCCATGAAGGGCGGACTCCGAGGCCGTGACGAAGTCGGGCTCGCGGGCCTCGACTGCGTCATGCCGTCCGACGCCTCCAACGCTACGGTCATCGCCGTCAACAGCCCGATGCTCTTGGCCCGCATCCAGGTCCGTAACGCCAAGAACAGCATGAACCCGCTCCCCATGGTCGCCTACCACCACGGGGAGACGCAGTGGACGCACCGGGCGTGGCAGCTCCTGGCGGGCCGCAAGGTGGTGCTGTGGAGTTGGCGTATGGACGCCGCGACCGTGCTGCACGCCATGAAGGTGAACGGCCACATCTCCCTCGCCTCACCCGAGGACCTGTCCTCGCGGAGCGTCGACCACTACCTGCGGTCTTGCGACGCCGGGCAGATGTTCCAGAAGATCGTCAGGCAAGCGAGGCCGTGGCGGGTGGCGGTGTCGGCCTTCCTGACGGGGGCCGAGGACCACCAGGCTGAAGGGCTGCTGTTGGGGCTCAAACGGGAGAAGGTCGACATCAGTGACCTCCGTAAGGAGTTGACCTCGGACGCCGCTGCCATCGCCAACAGGTTGTGTGAGCCGGCGAAGGAGCGGCGGGTGACCCCGGCCCCGAGGGCCAACGCCGCGTACGTCGAGGAGGGCGGCAACCTGTACTACCACAGTCCGAACCACAAGACCCGCCTGCGGCCGATCATGAACGCCTACCTCCGGTTCGACCGTATCGTCCTGCGAGACGGCCGCACGAAGTACCACGGGCGGCTGCTAATGGCGGGTAAGGAGATCCGCTTCGAGGCACCCTCAACCAGTGTCGAGAATGACCTGCCCGCGTACCTGGTTAAGGTCGCCCGGCAGAACGGGGCGATCCTCTACGTCCAGGCCAACTTCGGCAGCGGTCACCTCATGACCGCCGCCCTGGGCTTCCAGCAGCCGATCCACGACACGGGCGGGGCAGAAGGCGACTCGTAGGTGAATGCCCCGTAAACGCGATCCTGGAGCGAATGATGGGCTCCTCTAAGTTCGATCCGGCGGTCGCACCGTGCGACCGCTGGGGGATCTTCGAGGCGGAAATAATCCAGAGAAGGTTTTCAAACATTATTTCCGGCACATCGAACTTAGGCTCCGGGGAAAACCGACACCGCCCTCGAACTTGGCAGAAGTAGCGGCGGTGTAAGGAGTTAGGTAGCTGTCGAACGTGTGACAGATTTTGTCGTGGGTCTGCCATAACAGACCGGGAGTCGGAACTCAGTCGGATCGGCCTCGAACTTAATGCTGACCCGAAGTTCATCGGAAAGTCGTACGTGTTGGTGTATACGTCTGAAATCGAACTTAGGGCGGACGTTCAAACCAAGTTTATCCGGTCAGGAAATGTGCAACGCGAGTATCAGGGACTCTCCGCACGTCGAACTTAGCCGTCGTCTTTCTTACAAAATCTCGCAAATCCCTGACACGATACGCCGGGTGCTTAACTGGGCAAATCGAACTCAGCGGTAAGCTCACGCACGCACAGAACTTAGGACTGAAAGATTCTGACAACGCCATCAAGGTACGTCAACCTTTATCCCCATCGAACTTAGGAGACAGTATGGCCGACACGAAGAAGCTCAAACCGTACGAACCGACGAAGAAGGACATGGAGTTCTTCCGCATGCTGATCCGCAACGTAAACGAACGTGGCATCTGGTGCATCCCCCGCACGGGCCAGTCGTACGTGATCTTGCCTGGACGAGGGACGTTCACGCTGGTGAGTCCGGACTGGGACGCCAGCCCCGAAGTCATGTTTCACCACCATCACAATCACTACATCCTGAAGAAGCTCGGGTGGAAGTGCCTGCCCGAGATCAACTGGGAGGATCTATGAGCAAGCGAGCCAATGAACTCGGTCAAGAAGGTTTCGATGTCGCTGCGTGGGTCAAGGTCCACGTCGAGGCGTGGCGTGAACGCCACGACATAATCAAGGACAAGGCCGACGACTACATGATGGACCTGATTGACGTCGCGTTCGGGTTCTTCCTCGGACGCGGCGAGACCCCGGAAGACGCCCTGGATCTGGCCAGAGAGTGCAAGGATCGTGGACTCACAGGTAAGGAGTAGGCATGACGCAGCCGACGAGAACAAGGGCAAGGAAGTGTTCGACACGACAACGAACGAGACCGGGATCTTGCGGGAACGCCGCAAGGTGTCGGGCGGGTTCGGTCACTCCTACTGGGTGGGCGTGGTCGAGTTCCCCGGCAACGTCACTCGGGCGGTGTGGTTGAAGAAGCTGAACGTGCGGGTCGGCAAAGGGTCGGCGGCAGCATCGACGCCCGCGACGGTGTGTGCCGACTACAGCTCAATCCTCCACGGCCTGCGGAGCTGCTGCATGGCCACGTCGCACGCAGCCAACCAGCAGACCGCGACGGCGACCACGCGGGAGGAGCAGAGCTTCGCAAGCCTGTTCAAGCGGCTGTTCGGTCGCAAGCCGACAGCGGCCGAGATCGAGTACATGCTCGGCGGGCTTAGTGCTGGGCGGTGTGACAAGTGCCGGGCCAGCCAGCAGATCGTCTTCCGCCCCGACGGCACGTACGGCTACGCTTGCAACTGCACGGACGCTCTCAACGCTGTGAATGAGTTCGTTGCGGAGAAAACAAAGAAAGGATAACACGTGGATCTTGACAACCCCCTGTTCCATACTGGAGATCCGAGTTCAAGTTCCGACGCGGCACACGCTCACGTCACATCCGGTGCTCAGGCCAAACACGCCATCATGGTTCTGAGCATGGTCGCAGCTAGGCCGGGTTGCACCGCCGTCGAACTGTGGACCAAGGCAACGGCTAAGCAGCAGAAAGAGCTGCGTGAATTACAAGAGGTGCGTCGACGCCTGACCGACCTGCACCACGCTGGGTACGTGCGACAAGGAGTAATCCGATCCTGCACCGTACGTAAAGACCGAAGAATGGTGCCCTGGTTTGTGATCACACAGCCGACGATCGCAGGCAAAATCGGAGGCAACAACGGTCCAGGACATAAGCAACAGATCGCACAACTGCTACTGGCGATCGCACATGTAGGTAAAAGTCTACCCACCGGATGCGGGCAGAAAAAAGCATTGCTGTACATCGTCCAACAATTGCAAGAAGGCAACGTCATCGACGAGATGCACGTCACGGCTTTGCTGGTTCAGCAATAAGGCAGAAAGGAACCTGATGGTCCTTGACCAGGAGTTGTTGACGCACGGCATTGCGGCCATGACTCAGCCGCTCGAACGGACGGCGTTGTTCTCGTTCGCCGACCACTTGAAGGAGAGCGTCCACAGCGACGACCCGTGGGCCGATGCGTTGCTCTTGTACCTGAACGACAAGCCCGACCCACTGCACGCCCTACTTGACTCGACTATCCACCAGCCGACGACGCAAAGGATCGCGAACAAAATCATGCTCTACCTGCCCGCACACTCGTTCGTGGCTATACGGGTCGGTCGCCAGTACATCAGTAGCTGGCTGCCGTACTACCTGCACAGTTACAACAGCGGCGGGTGGGGGAGAAGAACCCCGACACGAGTCGCACGGCGAACACAGCGTGGCAAGATGGTGACGTACGTCCGGTGGAGGCCGACTGCCGCGTCCGTCGAAGAGGTTGCCCGCGAGTTGTTTGAGTTCGGGGCATCAGCAACCTGGTGCACGCCATCGTCGGCGTGCACTACTTTAGCGACCCCCTCAACCGATAACGGAGGAACATACTGTGGACCAGCGAATGATAGCGAACGCCTGGCGGGAGATCGAAAACGAGGCGGGCACTCTGCGGAGGGCCGCACACAACCGCAACCAAAAGGAACTGCACAAGTCCATCCGGTCGTTGCAGATGTTCAACAGCATCCTGCAAAACTTCGGTATGACGTGGAACCTCAAACGGCTCCTCATGGTCGTCATCCGCGACAACGAAGCTCGCTTCGACCCCGCCATGGACCAAGAGGAGTGCTGGTCGCGGTCGTCGAAGACGACGCTGGGCACGGTCATGGACGCGAGCGACTCCGACACCGAGTTGTTTCCGGGCTTCCAAGCGAACATCAAGGAGATCGCCGAAGAGTTGGACGAGCTCATTAAGAAGAACGGCATCGGGGCGGACGTCGTGTACTTTCTGACGCTGGACGATTGGGCGTCGTTCCATCCTCCCTTCGCGGCAGCAATGGAGAGGCTGCTGGACCAGCCGAGACCTTAAAGCCAGTTTCTACATCACAAGGGGTACAGACGTGGATTCGCGAGAGCACGCATTGGCATGGAGAGTGGTCAAAGAACAGATCTGGGATGACGTTGAAGAGGCTGCGGTGAAGATCAAGAAAGCCGCCGAGCACCGCTACCCGATCCCGCTCGGGGTGGAACTCCACAAGATCTACAAACGCTACTTGATGCTGTACGCCGAGAAACTGTCGTGGGACCTGAAACGGGTGCTCATGGTCGTACTCGTCCGCACCGGGGGCATCTTCGACAAGGAGTCGGGCAACGTCTACAACCAGCAAGGTGTCGAGCTTCTGAACATCACCCTTGCCATGGTCGCAGACGCTCTCGAACCCGACTGCAACGAGTTCCAAGGCATCGACATCGTCCCCATTAAGACGGAGCTGGAGGGCATCGTAGCGGAAGTTGGATATCACGCGGAGGCCGCGTACTTCGTCTCGGTCGTCGACTGGTTCCGGTGGGGCAAGGAGATCAACGACGGCAAGGACAAACAGTTCCACCACTCGGTCATCGACGTCTACAACAAGATCCCGCCGCACGTCGTCGAAATGTCGCTAAACGAGACGCGGGCCGAGATGCGGCAGAGGACCAAGAAGAGAAGAAGAAAGCACTGAACTCGGGAGACAACATGAAGCTGTACAAGATCATCGCTAACAACACAACCGAGGCCAACCGTATGGCCGTTGGTCTCGTCGAGGCAAGTCAGTGGTTTGAGGTGACACCCCTGCCGTACGACGAGTACGAGTTCGTTGTGAAGGCCGAGAACTGGCGGCTGGCGGTCGAACTCAAGACCGCCACGCCCGCCGAGAAAGAGGATTCCGATGGCAACGATGGATGACTTCAAGGACCTGACCTGCCAGCTGGGGGTCGACGACGACTGCCCGGTGTGTGCGTACTCCTGGCCCGCCTGCCAGGGGATGTGCGTGGCCCACGAGTCGATGAACGGTCGGCCCGGCCCGTTCCACACAGACTTCAACGACGACTGCGAGCAGTGCAAGGACGCCCAGCACGGTTCCGTCGTACTGACCAAGGACGGCCTGAGCCCTACGTGGACGTTCACGTGCGGGTGCGTCGGCATCCCGCTCTACAAGCCGTCGGACACGGTGTCAGCCAGATGTGTCTAATTCCAGTATTTACGACGGTTTACAGTCCTGCCGCAAAAGCATCATTTTGTCACTACTGACCTTGCTGATTAGTGCACAGACTGGCTAGTCTCTCTGTGCGTACATCGCTGCGAGTGCGGCATATGACAGCGTCGCGAGTGCGGTGTTATACGCCGCACTCGCACCGCTCACAAACACCGGAGGTGCAACATGGCTTGGTGGGCTCTCAACAACGGCAAACCAGAAATTGTGCTCATCACACAAGAGGTCGCAACTGAGTGGTCTCAAATGTTGGCGGCAGGAGTCGACCGCGATAAGGATGCCGTTCGGCTCGAAACTCACGAGGATAACGTCGCCACCGGAATGTTACGAGCTGTCGAGTGGGCACGTGTTCTCTGTCGCGAGACAGGGTTAATCTACCGGCTCAACGGCAAACACACGTCAACTGCACTGTCGAAGTGCAGTACCAAAGGTCGCAAGCGGGTCTACGCCACCGTCCAAGACTACGAATGCGATACGATGCAGGACGTCGCAGCCCTCTACGGGACGTTCGACTCAACCGTATCCGTCCGTAAGTTCAACGACATCAACCGCATGTACGCCAGCATCATCCCGGAACTGTGCAGCCTCGACGGCAAGACGGTCGATCTGCTGGTGTCCGGGTTGTACACGTACGTTTCGACGTACAAATGCGAACCGGAGGGCCTGGAGAACCTTACACTGTGTACTCGTGATGCCCCAAGACGGGCTCAACTTCTGCAACACTTTGTCCCGTTCTGCTTGTGGTGCGTGGACATCCTGAACAGCACCAAGGCTCGCTTCCTGCGGCGTGCTCCGGTGGTCGCCGCGATGTTCGGCAGTTACAAGGTAGACGCCAATAGAGCTACGAAGTTCTGGACTGAAGTTCGCGAGGAGAGCGGTGCTCCGGCAACCGTCACCACCCGCCAACTGGCGAAGTGGCTGGGTGTCACCGTCATCAAGAGCAAGAACGGCGGGAAGAGCAAGAAGCCTCGTGAGTTCTTGTTCTGTTGCATTTCCGCTTGGAATGCCTGGCAGAAGGACCGTAACGTGTCCATTCGATACTACCCCGATAACCCGATGCCAAAACCAATCTAGCTCCCCGCGTCGTCCCAGTCCGGCTGGTGCTGCGGGTGGACATGGGACAGGACGTCGAGCGGCAGGATCAGGTGGTTCGCCGCCGCCACGTCGGGCCACTGACCGCTCAACTGGAACAACGCACAACACCCGATGTTGACCCCCTGGGCGAAGTCGTCCGAGGCGGTCGGGTTGCGGGTAATGCAGTACACGTCGCCGCCGGATGGCCTCTCCGTCTTCTCCTCAATGAGTGCCAGGAAGTCACGGATCAGCCCGGCGTCGTCGGAGCTGCGGTAGTCGTCCTTGAAGAACCGCAGCTGGCCGGACTTGATCAACTCACACGTGAGCTGGAGCGATCGGCTCTTGTCGACCGTCCACCAGTCACGCGGCAGGTCGTCGGTCGGCGGCTTGTGTACCATGATGTTTTTCTTGGCCGAGGCGTGGTACGCGATCGGGATGATATTGCCCATCGGGAAGCCCGCCTGACGCACCAAGGTCTCACGGATCGCCCCCGCCCCATTGAAGTCGTGCACGAAGTGACTGCACTTGAACCGCTGGATGGCGGCGATGCACAGCTCGGCCTCGTGGACGTGGGCGTGCGTCCGCAGCGACCGGAGGCCCCAGATCACGTCGATCTTCCCGTCGGGCCGCATGCCCATGACCACCAGGACGGTGTAGCTCGTCCGCTCCCGCTGCTCGCTGCCGGGCTTGGCAGCCGAGTTCCGCAGCTTGCCGCCACCCCCACCCCAGTCGACCGCCAGGATCTTGTACAGGTACTGGTCCAGGTGCTTCTCGGCCTGCTCGATCTTGTTCTCCCACGGCAGGCAGGCTGCCGCCTGAAGCTCCGTGACCGTCACCAGCTTCGACCCCACGTCGTAGCTCTCGCCGCACACCTCGTTGAAGAAGACGTTCATGGGCGTGTTGCCCCGCCCCTGCATCTTGCCGACCAGCATGTCCCACTTCTTGGGGGTGGCGTAGTGCATCGGCATGATGATCTGCGGGATGTGGTAACCGGCGAATGACCACCGCACGTTGGGCTGGGCGTGAATCCACCGGCCGTTGCGGCGAGGGTCGATCGGCTTGCGACACTTGGCACAGACGATACCGGGGCACTGCTCGGAGATGCCCGAGTGCCATGGCCCGATCATCTTCACGAGGTCGTGGGACAGGGCGGGGACGTTCCAGTAGTTGCACCCACCGTGGTGGCACTTGATGGCGAACTCGGCCTGGCTGCTGTCGGTCCACAGCTTCTCGATCGTGTTCTCAAGCGACTTGGGCGTGCCCGCGTACTGCTTGAGGCCGAACGGGGAGCCCGACAAGGTCTCGTGGATGATCGACAAGAAGTCGTAGTTCATCTCCTGGCAGTTGTGTACCGCGACGCCGCCGGCCAGGAACGTGTTGTGGTTTTTGGTTTCGAGATCGAAAACGCGGTGCTTACCCGTCCACGTCACCCGGACGAGATCGACTTCTTGGAGGCACGCCACGCCCTCTTGTACGCCAGTCTCTTCTCCCGGTTCTTCGCGTACAGGCGTGCTGCCTTCTCCCGCTCGTACTTGCGACGGGTATCCAAGTCCGTCGCATAGCCCTCCCGCTGCTTGGCGTTCTTCTCGCCCCGCTTGCCGGGTTTCGCCATCAGCGTTTCGTTGAGTTCTTTGTGCCGCTCGGCCTTGCACGTTGACGAGCGGCAGCACGGTTTCTGCTCGCCCGTGCCGTACACCCGTTGCCCGTTCGTAGCCGGAACGAACGCCTTCGAGCACCAGTGACAGGTCAGGGCCTCGGCCTTCGCAGGCAGGTCCAGTTTGTAAGTCATCTCCGGGAACACGTACGGTCGGATCAGTGCCGCCAGCGTACGCGTCGAGTCGACCGACAGTCGCACGATCCAGTAGCTCGCAGTCGGGTTGTGCCGCGACGTGATTCTCGCGGCTTTCGCGTCCACCCCGCGAACCGTCAACCAGTTCGCCAGGAGTTTCACTTCCGCCGACGTGAAACCCTGCGTGTTGAACACGGCCGTCCGCAGTTGGAGCGAGCCGTCGTCCATGTACCACCACGCGACCGCTTCCCACGTCATCCTGTCGAGCCACTCCGACGTCACACGCTTCTTGCCGTCCCGGAGACACAAGGAAGCGATATCCTGCAAAGCCTCCGATTGTCGAGTCTGCCACAGACTCGACCACTCGCCGTAGCCGTAGTTCTTCACTTTCCTGGGAGGCGTGCGTACGAACTCGGATAACACCTGGAACTTTCGGCAGTTGTAGGCGTGCTGCTTCCAGCCGTGACGACTCGTGAACGCCGAATGCTTGCCGGTGTTCCGCAGATACCCGTCGCCCAACATCGAACCCAGCATCATCTGCTCTTGTGCTGAGGTCAGTGATGACAGCTTCGACCCGTTTCCATCCGGCGGTGGTGGCGAGCCAAGAATCGCTAGTAGCTTCGACCGCCGACCCGCCGGAGAACTCGAACCTGTAGCAGTCGCGGACCCCGTGGTCGGAGCACTTGACGACTTCATCTTTTCGGACATGACCAGCCTCGTCGAACCCCAGGACCGCGTCGCCGGGCGAGAACGTCTCGATCGGGCGTGAGCCGGTGTGGGTACTGATCATTGTACCGAGTCTTACGCTCTCGTCAATGACAACTTTGTCGGCGGGGATACCTCGGGTACGCTCGGCGTCGAGGTACGCGAAGCTGAAGTACATGGTCGAACCGTTGCGGAACGACCGCTGGAGGACGGAGTTGATCGTCTTGGAGTTCATGAACAGTCGCTTCACGGGCGACGTCTCGATGAACTGCCGGACGTAGTTGTGGCTGAACCGCCGGATCATCTCGTACAGCGGTGTGACGTACAGCGTCGAGAAGTACGGGATGGCGTTGCTAAAGATGATGCCCTGGGACGAGAGACTCGTCGACTTCGACACCTGCCGGCCCGTCTTGAGGAGGGTCATGTAGGGCATGCGGGTGCGGAAGAAGGGCTCGAACGGGAAGTGATCGTTGAGGTGGTACGGCTTGCCCTTGAGCTGGAGGAGGGCGGGCAAGATGGGCCGCAGGCTGGCGACGTTACTCTTCTTCAGGTAGTGCTGGGCAATGATCAGTCGCTTGGTCCACTCGTCCTCGAAGCCCGTCAGGCCCATCTCCTTCTTGGAGAGGGACGCCGTCTGGAGGAACGCCGACTGCTGTTCCTTCTTCTTGATCTTCAGCTGTTCCGCGATCGTCAACTTTTTGGAGGTAGACATCCGTGTCTCGTCGTAAGAAGAAATTCGATCTCTACAAGGACCCCAGTACCGACTCGTCCATCGACTGGGCGGTCAACGCCATGCTCGTCCTTGTCGGGGCCACGTGGGCGTTCGTCAGCGGCATTGCTGCGATCGCCTGGAAGCTGTTAAAATACTCGACGTCGACAGAAGACGCCAAGAAGAAAAAGAACTAGTACCCAACTTTCCTTACAAGCTGGAGGACTACGGATGGCCGTGTCTCGATCCCCCCGCGAGTTCCTTGAACGGGTCGGCCTCCTGCGGGCCACCATTCCGCCGAACTCGCGGTTGGCGGTAGGTGACCTCCTCATTCATAAGATCCCCTTGGCGAGCCCGCCTGGGCCTCTACAGGAGATCTTGATCAAGTACGAGGGAGAGCCACCGCCAGATCGAGGCATCACCCACCCGTGGGCCGACCAGTGACCTGGAGTTTTGATGCCTCACGATAAAGGTCCGCTGGCCGTGGTCACCATGATCGGCGGCGGTGCGGTAGTGGTTGCGGTCGGCTGGACGCTCCTCACCGGGGCGTTCGTTCACTTCTTGCCGATCGGCCTCGCGATCGGCATGGGCATGCTGGCCGCGAAGGCAGTCTACAGCGAGCCGATGGCAAAGGACAAGCGACGTGGAAAGCGGAAGTGACACACTGGCGGCAATTGTCGTCATCGGGCTCGCCGTGTGGCAGACCGTCGAGGTCTGGCACCACAGCATCCTGACGGCCGGATGGCGGGCACGCACCCAGGTGTGGTCCGGGAGGCTCGGGGGGTGGCTCGGCGACATGCTGGGCTGCCCCTGGTGCACATCGGTGTGGGCGGGGTTCGCCCTAACCCTGTTCTATTACGCCGGGTCCGGGTTCTGGCTGTTCGTCGTCGCCCTGGCGGTTAGCCGCCTGGCTAACGCCATGAACGACGCCGGACACGACTGGTGCCGGACGCCCAAAGCGAATACCCTTCCGGACGTGGAAACTTAGAAACTGGAATTTAGAGGGCAACCCGTGAGCGATGTTCCCGAGCAGCCGGAGACCGAGAAGGTGCAGTTCGATGAGCACCTGTGTAACGCCCAGAAGGAACTGGCCCTGGCGTTGTTCCAACAGTTCCCGATGCTGCGGAGCATTGGCGTCACGTTTGACTACTACGGGGCGTTAAACGACGCCCAGGTGCAGAAGGGCGTCTGGATGTCGGACAAGGGTCCGGTGTCGTCCGCCGATGCCATCTTCGGCTCCATGTTCCAGACCCTGCGTCTGTTGCAGGAGCAGTTCGCACGGGCCATTGACTACGGTGCCCACCTGCGAGAGAGTGTCGAGGTCATGACCATAGAAAGCGTAAGGCTTCACAATGACATCCAAGAAAAAACTACCGAGCTTCAGCGACTCGAAGCCGCCATCCAAGGCAAAAGGGACGACGCCCCCGACGTCCAACGAAACCCTGGATGACTTCGTCGCCCGGATGGGTATCACCGACTGGGACTGGCTGATCTTCGGCGACGGCTCGGGCTCCAACTGGAACCGGGAGTGCGGCTGGGGATCGGTCAGCGTCGAGCGGCAGACGGGTGAGCGGCTGGTGTGGTGGGGGTTCGCCAACCGGGGATCGGTAAACGTCGCCGAGGTAATGGCTTACCTGCTCCCCCTGGAGTGGCTGGCCAACCGCGAGCAGGAGAGGGTCAAGGCGGGCAAGAACCGCCGACGTGCCCTCCAGATCCACGTGGTGACGGACAGTCAGTACGTGCAAGGGACGGGGGAGGTGAACAACCCCCTCGTCGAGAAGAATGGGACTCTGTGGGAGAGGTTCGACAGCCTCGCAAGACGGGGGCTGATCCTGAACTGGCACTGGTTAAGAAGGGATGAAGTTGCTCTCAATTCATACGCCGATGAACTCTCGAAGCTCGCCAGGCGTGAATTTCGGAAGTATAATCTCCAAGAGCGTGTGCCCGCGAACCGATCCGAAGCGGGCACCGTCTATGATGTCAACCCCGACGGTTGACACAAAGGAGGCAGACCGTGCTGACTAAGAAAGGGTTCGTCGACGTGCGGTGGTATGACCGCCGTGCACTCGCCGCCCTTGAGCACGTGCACCGAATTTGCTTCCCCACGGAAGGATGGACTAAGGCGGACTTCCGAGAGTTCGCCAACAAGTCCGGGCAGATCGTCAAAGCCGTGTTCATGGATGAAGAGATCATCGGCTCCTTCCTTTACCGGATGAGTGCCGATGAGGTCAGGATCGCCCGCATTGCTATTCTGCCGGAATTCCAACGGCAGGGCATTGGAAGCCACGTTGTACGGACTCTGGTAGGACCTCAGAGCCCGAACCGTCGTCGTGTGTACACCGCCCACGTGCGTGAACACAACCTGGCGGCTCAATTGTTCTTCACCAGGAAGATCCTGGGGTTCAGCTGCGTGGAGACCGACCGTGGTTTCTACGAGGACGGCTCGGATGCCTACTGGTTCCGGTTTACCCGACCGGACCTTAGTCGTCGTCGTCGCGAAGCTGTTGAGGCCGCTAAGCTCGTCCCGTGACGTGCTTGACGGACCGCCCTACTCAATACGCGAAGGCCACCCAGATCTGGGTGGCCTTCGCGTTCACACTAGAGGAGTCATGGCCAAGCGTAAGAAAGAGTACCGGAGAGAGACCAAGCGGAAGGTGCGGCGTGAGAGGAAGGGCGACAAGATGATCATCACCACGCTCGTCCAGACCACCACGGACGCGATCATAGACTTCAACGACATCCTGGAGGCTTGCGAGATCGTAGTCGACGAGCACCGCAGCGAGCCCCCATGGGAGGACTGCGACGGGTACGAGCACACGCTGCGTAACGTCGAGGACGAGGAGCCGCAGTACAACCAGGGGCACACGGTCTGGTTCAACAGACGCCGCCACCTGGTCGTGATCGACAAGGACAAGTGGGAGAAGACGTGCGGCAACTTCGCGTACTTCCACCACCGGGGGTACGCCACGCAGGTCGCCCGGCAGATGGAGGCCGAGAAACTTCGCCGGACGTACGAGCAACTGGTGAAGTGGTACAGGGACGGCTGGGAATACTGGGGCGTCAAGTGTGAGTACCTCGACGCCGAAGCCTCCGTGTGGGGCATCGACGACTACGCCTACGCGAACGACGAGGAACGCATCCAGATCGCCCAGGACGTGGCCTGCCAGCTGAAGCGTCTGGGTTACGACATCGTCAACACGATCGACTACACGGCCCCTGAAGTGACGCAGGATCGCCTGCGTTGGCAGATCGCCCACAACCTAGGGTTCAAGACCCCCAAGGAGTACCGAGCATGGCTGACGAAGTAGCACCGACACCGGCACCGAAGCCGATCAAAATCCTGGTCGTCGTCGAGGGCGGCGTCGTCCAAACGGTCCTGTCGAACAAGCCGAACGTCGAGGTCGAGGTGCGGGACTGGGACGATCTCGACAAAGACAACGAGGACGAGGTCACGAAGAACGACGATAAGGACTACCCCTACGAGGCACTCTAATGAGCAAGCCGCACAAGCTGAGCGAGCCGTTCCGGATGCACGGCCCGTACAAGAAGGTCCGGATGAAGGACCTGTGGCACGTCCTCGGCACCGAGGACGAGGACTACGATACCATCGCCGCCGAGGTGACGGTGGAAGAGATCGCCGACATGATCTTGCAGTCCCTGCGAAACAGGGAGTCTATGCAGTGCCTGCTGCCTGGAGTGGATCGCCGTGTACCGGATGAAGAACGTCACCATCATGGAGTAGCTATGCCCGTGTACCGCGTACACGTGTCGAGGGAGGAGAAGCGAACCAACAGCTACCTCGACACCGCTGAAGTGGACATCCAGGCAGCCAACGGCCCGGCGGCTATAGAGTACGTCAACAAGGAGCTTCAGGAAGGCGAGATGGAGCTGTACCTCGACTGGGAGACCAAGGAGATCTCCTCGTCTCAGATCGAACCAACTCGCTCGCCTTTGGCCGAGAACGCCGTGATCGCCCCCGCAAGGGCCGAGGCCGAGTTCATCGTGCCCGAAAAGATCGAGATCCTCGACGTCGAGGAAGAATTCAAGGAGACCACCGTGGGCTACCATAAAGATCTCGACGACGTCTCGACCGTCGCCATGAAGACCGAGATCGACCGTCGCAACGAGGACCTGCGGAAGGGCCTCTGCCCGTACTGTGGCGTCGACTTGAAGACGCACACCTGCAAGTATGTTGGGCGTGTCGCCGACTACCACAAAGCCCCATCCGAACGGAAGCGTGACCGATGAACGCAGGCAACGACAAAAAGAAGGCCCTGAACCAGGCTCTGGCCAACGCACGAACCGACGGTAAACCTCGGTTCGTGTTTATCTACAATGGCGTCTACTGGATCGACAGGGACCCTCCCAAACTCAGCTCGGGGGAGGTCTTGGAAGTCTTCCCCACCGGGCTGATGAACGTCTTGGAGGATACCTATGGGACTGCTCAGCGGGCCGGAGATCGTCAGGCAGATAGAGAAGGGCAACATCGTCATCGACCCGTTCGATGAGGCGAGGCTGAACCCGAACAGCTATAACCTCACCATGTCGCCGCAGCTGCTGGCGTACAAGGCCCCGTTGGTCACCCGCGACGATCAACTGCTGCTCTTCCAGAACGACTGGACGCAGAGTGCGTCGACGCCGCCCGCGTTCGACAGCCGAGCAGAGGGCGTGTGGTACTGGGAGAGCGTGGCTCTCGACATGAAGAAGGACAACCCGACCCAGCAGCTCATCATCCCCGAGCACGGGGCCATGCTGTTCCCCGGCACGCTCTACCTGGCGGCGACCAACGAGTACACCGAGACGCACGGCTTCGTGCCGTGTATCGAGGGCCGCTCGTCGGTGGGTCGCCTGGGTATGTGCATCCACATCACGGCGGGCTTCGGCGACGACGGGTTCTGCGGGACGTGGACGCTGGAGATCACCGTTGTGCACCCGCTGCGGGTGTACGCTAACGTCCCTGTGTGTCAGATTGCTTACTCCACACTCGAAGGTGCCCGCCGCCCGTACGTTGGCAAGTACAGCGGGCAGCGTGGCCCCAAACCTTCCGGCTTCTGGAAGGAGTTCATAAAAAAGGACGCGGCATGACGAACGAGAAGTTGAAGTCGACATTGCGGTTCTATTACGACGCACTCACGTCGCTCGACCAACCGTTCTGCGGGCGGTTCATCAAAGAGTTCCCGGTTACCGCCAAGCAGTTGGACGAGACCGAGTACGGGTACAACTACATCGACGTCGGGAGCTTGGCGGCACACCTCGCGTGGATGTGCCGCCGCTGCCTGGACGCCTTCATCCTGGAGGGTCCGGGGCAGGACATTGGTAAGGCCCATCGCTGGCTGGGCTACAGCCAAGGCGAACTCAGAGCGGCACAGGTCTCCACCATCTCGGAACTCCGAGACCACAGTAGGAACTAACCGTGGACGAGACAGAGTTCAACGACGGCAACGGCAACCCGTTCCCATCCAACTGCGACGCGAAGACACGGAAGTGGCTAACACGGCTCGCCAAGACGTTCCTCAAGTTCGTGACCGTGCCCGAGAACACGGTGCTCGCGTACTCGGCCGCGTTGCGGAAGGACACCGACCCGGCCGACCCGATGAGTGCGTGGGCCATCCAGTTCTGCGAGGCCGCTGGTGAGCGGGTCGGCGGGCACCGCGACGGGGAGTTGATCTACAAGGGGTTCGAGTTCTGCCTGAGCGGCTTCGTGAGCTGGCTCCAATCGAAGAACTACTACGACATCTATGTTTCGGTGGACCTGTCATCCTATCGGGAGGAGGACGATGTCAGGATACCGCATGTCCGCATCTCCGGCTTCAGGAAGAACGGTCGGCCGTTCGCTATCGTCATCCACACGACCCCGCACCCCGACATTCCACCCCTCTACAAGGTGGGCGAGGGCGACGAACAGGCCGAGGACAAGTAATGCCCCCGCCGAACAGACGCCGCCGCACCCCAGGTCGCGAGAAGGGACCATCTGACGAGGTCATGGCGGGATGGACGCAACAGCAGCGGGACGTCTACAGGGTCAACCAACTCTTGCGGACGCCCATCGCAGAACTCAACATCCCTGTGCGGATTGTCAACACGCTGGAGAACCACGGGGTCATCCTCGTGGGCAACCTCGTCGAGCAGTCCGTCGAGGCCCTCATGGGGATGACCAACTTCGGCGAGAAGACCCTCGTCGAGATCAATGCGGCCTTGCGAGAACTCGGTCTGAGCCCGCCCGTCGGGTGGGTCACGGAACCCAAGAAACGGAGGAAGTGAACCATGGACCCGCTTCCGCCTGGAATGAAGAAGTGCAACAGCGGTAAGTGCGACCGCCTGTTCTCTGCGGACAGTGCGTTCGAGACGTGCCCGCAGTGCCGAATCCCCGTGCACGTTCCGAAGAAGAAGCCCATGCGGTACGTCGATGACTCCTGGAATCAGCCCGATAGGTTCGACCCGAGCCCCAGCGACGAGAACGGTGCGAGAGCGTTTGAAGACCGACACGACTAACGGAGGTGCCCATTGGGTGCCAGCAAAGAACAGTGCCTCGGTGCAGCCGCCCTGTTATTCAACCAGGGCCTCTTGAAAGACAATAAAGCCGAGACCCTCGCACGGGTCAACAAACTCCTCTACGACTTCCTCCACGGCGACTACATCCCCAAGGCGACCTTCTACTGCGGGGGTAAGGAGGACATGACCAACGTCCGGGCAGCACCGCCCGGCATGCGTTGTGCCCGGCAGATCGGTGACGATTACCCCCAATCGGGACCCATCTACTGCGGCAACCCGGCGGTACTCATCGCGGACAGCATCGAGCGGCCGGGGGCGTACTACGTCGTGTGCAAGCGGCACTCGGGCCACATGCCGAAACCGCACCCCGAGACCACAGCAACCGTCTAACGAGGACTACATGGCCACGTCGATTAACGGGTTTACCTTCACGGCGTCCACCAACAACGAGGGGACGTTCATCACCCTCATCGCCCACAAGGAGGACGCCACAGGGGTGAAGACCGTAGTGTTCAAACTCAGCCCCACCGAGGCTAACAACCTCCACGAGCTGATCGACAACAACTGCAAGGTCGCCAAGGATCGCCGCAAGGAGATCAAGAAGGGCGACCGAGAGGAGGAGAAGTGGCCAGAGAACGAACCGTCCCCAAGTGCGACGCCTGCGGACACGTTGACTATTTCGTCCGCCCCATCCAAGTCCGGCGACTCTTTGGCATCCACGCCAAAGAAAAAGGTCGAGTCTTCGATCAGAAGGTCCGGTACTGGTGTCACGCCTGTCGGGTCAAGAACGACGGTCTCTGGCGAATTGCCAAGAAGGACTGCGACTGCAAGTAAGCCGTGGACATCCCCCAGCTTCGCTCCCCGTCAGATCGCGAACAGCGTAGATAACTGGGTGTGCGAGGTTCGCTGTAGCGAGGCGGACGGCGACGTCGAGGCCCTCGTGAAGCGGATCGTCGAGGTCTTGAACGAGCCCGTACCAATCTCGGAGGGTCGTTACAAGAGTTGCAGCTACACGGAACTGGAAGACGCCACGGCGGGTATCAACTACTCGTTCCATTGGACCAGCGAGCACCCCGAGTTCCCCGGCATCTATCCCCTGGTGGGCATGCTCAACACGCTCGACGAGCAGGTCGGTGGGTGGGCGTAGCGGAGGGTGCAGTGTCTAACGTGCGTGGGTACAGACCGGTCTTGTGTCGCGGGCCACCACCGCTGTGTCGACGTGCGGAGCGGTTACTGTCGACATCAGCATGGTAGTAAGGAAGCGTACAACCCCGTCGGTGTCGACATGTCGAAGGGTCGTTATCTTCTGCAAGTCCTCCTGGGCTCCAAACGAAGAGCAGGAGCCATGGGAGCTTAGTAGTATTCTACTAACTACACAAACTTTGTGTAGTTGTACCCCCTTTTTTGGGGGGGTCTCGGGACCGGAAAAAAACTTTGTTTCGTTATTAACTACACAAAGTTGGAGTTGCTCGTGTCCACCGCATCCCCGACCGACATCAAGTGGGAGTTACACTACACGCCCAAGGCGTACCGGCAGACAGCGTGTCGTCTGTGCCTGATCCGCCGCCTCTACGACGGGATGGACGTCAAGGAGCGGACCGCCGCCAGTGATCGACTCGCGGTCAGGACTTCCGGATTGTACCGCATGCTTCTGACCAACCTCCGGAACGAGGGCTGGGACAAGCTGGCCGACGACAAGAAGTTCCAGTTCATCCGGAACTGCCCGCCCGTGGGGGTGCGGACTAAGACCGTTGCCGGGCAGACGTGTCACCAATGGCACGTCTGCCCGTTCTGTTGGGTTCGTCGCAACGTCCTGGAACCATTCAAGCGGATGGAGGCTGCATTCTTCGCCGACAAGGGGCTGAAGCCCGACCTGCCGCCCGTCAAGTTGATCTCGACGATGCGGCAGGACTTCGTGACGGCCAAGCCCTACCACGAGGCGATGACGGTCGGCGAGGTGTTTCGGGACAAGCTGCGTCTCGCG